TTTACATAATAAGTTGCCTTGAAATATAAAATATAAAATTTTACATAATAAGTTGCCTTGAAATATAAAATATAAAATTTTACATAATAAGTTGCCTTGAAATATAAAATATAATAATTTTTATTATATATAATATAATTCTTATTATATATAATATGGAACAAAAAAATAAGTTTTATGATTTGGAAGATAAAATTAATTTAATTTATGATTATTTATATAATTTAAATACTAAAAGTTGTTTCTCATTTAATAAATTAACATTAGGTAAAATATCTCTTGATGATATAAAGCTAAGTGCAGATGCACATGAAAATGAAGATGCTATAGAATATTATAAAAAAAATAAAGAATCTATATTATTAGGGCGTTTTAAATTATTACATTGGGATGAATCAATAAATCAGTTAATATTTAAGAAATATTCTAATCAGTTTCCGGTAAATATTAAAATTAGTTTTTATTCAACAATAGATGAAATACCAACTTTAAATTCGACAATTAATAATGATTCTTTATTTTCTTATTTATTAAGTCAATTAGTTTTAGGAAATAAAACCAAACACATATTGTTGCCTATTATTAATTTAGATGTTAATTTTTCTCATATAGAGAATATTATTTCAGATGATATTGCAAGAGAAAAAATAAAGGCAAATATTACAAACAATAAAATAACTGACATATGTTGTTTACAATTGAGAGAACATTTTTTTCGAACAATAAATTTGGAAGAATATTTAACGGCAAATATATGTTCATATAAGTGTTTATTATTTCAGGTAATTCATACATTAGCTGTTATTCAAGAAGAATTTGATGGTTTTAGACATAATAATTTACTTTTAAAAAATATTTTTATTTATTTAAAAAGACAAGATAAATCATATACAGAATATGAAGGTTTTAAGAAAGATAAATTTTATGTACCAAATTATGGTTTTGATATTAAGATAACTAATTTTGAGAAAGCAATAATTCCAAAATATTATGGAACAATAAATTTAGCAGACCCTAATATAAAATTTGCAGATAAACCAAATTCATATTATGATTTATATATATTTTTAAATGATTTACTAGAGGGAACAACTTTAATGTCATCTTATACAGAAGCCTCAAAATGTGACGATGAAACAAAACAATTTTTAAAAAAGTTTATACCAGAAAAAATACGAGGATTAGATAATAAAAAATTTGATAAAAACATTATAATAGCCAGTCCTAAGGATATTTTAGACGATTCATATTTTGATGAATTTAGAAATAAACCATCTAAAAAACACGTTGAAGAAACTATATCTAATCATATGTATTTGACCGGTACAAAAACAAAAACAAAAACAAAATTACAATTTGCACAAACATTTATGGATTCTGATAATTATTCAATATTAGGAAAACAAGATAAAATAAAATCTATAACAAGTATAATGAGTAAAAATAGAAATATAGTTGAAGATATCGATGATATGACAACACATGCAACATTTAAAAGACATATTAGAACAACTGATTCTACAATTAAACTTAATCGAATTAATATAAATGATATAAATGATATAAATAATAAACAAGCTTCTCAAATAGGTGGCTATGATAAACCAGAACAAGCGCCATATCGTAATGAACGTAATACACCATTTTTATCGAATGACCAAAAAGATACTTATAAAAAACGATCAGCAGAAAATCCAATACGTGAGCCACCTGTTATATTAGAACAAAAAGTATATGATACATCACAACGACCCGCACAGAAACCACAATTTCCTCCAACATTTATACCATTATATGATCAATCAGGCTCTGTAACAAATCATTTATTACCATATACACATGTTATGAATCAACCTCCTGTTCAAAAAGTGTATAATATTAATGTAAGTAATCCATTAACTTCCCATACTGCTATTAATAGAATTTATGAGGATATTTTACCAGGTGAACAATATAGTTTTTCAGCTTTAACAATATTTGAGCGTAATCAATTAATTAACTTTTTGCGAAATAGTATGTTAACAAATAATGATGGTGAGGATATGAATGGTCCAAATGGTTCTAATTCACTTTTATCATATATAAAAATGATGGATATTAATCCATACACTGTTAAAAAGAATCCATATACAGATTTACCAAGAAACTTTTTATTATATAGGTCAGGCTATCCAGTGAGATTTGATGAAAAAACACAAAACATTGGTTTAGCAAAATCTTCAATGGGTATAAATGTGAGAATCTATAGAATGTCTCATGGTGATTTACGATGTCAGACAATTAATAAACTCATTACAGCTGAGAATTTTGATTTATGGCGTGAAATAAAATATTATGATTGGGTGCGTGATGATATTATTAAACGTAAAGTATCTCCAAATTTTATTTGTCCAATTCTTTATAAAATAGATACTGAATCTAAAATAAACTGGCCTCAATTAGAACTATTAAAATCAAAAACAGTTCCATCAAGTGTAATTACTAAATTGAAAAATAATGAATCAATTATTAATAGTAAACATAATTTAGATAAGACCTTAAGTTTATTTCAAAGTATGATACCATCTCATACTAAAAAATTGACAGATAATAAAAAACCCTTAACACTTGATTCATTTTTTAATACAAAAGATCTTAAAACTAAAAAACCAACAGAATTAGCACCAGAAGATAAAGAAGATTTAACACTTAATTCTGGTAAAGCATTAGTATTATTAACTGAGGCACCAACATCTAGTTTAATACAGTGGGCATCAACAATTTATGAATCATTTGGAACAGTTAAAAAAATGATATCAACAGGTTATCACGTTCCAGATGTTTGGAAAGTGATATTATTTCAGTTAGTTTATATTTATGCAATTTTACAAGAAAAAGGTATTTATATAAGAAATGTGTCATTAGAAAATAACATTTATATAAAAGACATTTTTTCTGAACCAAAAGCAATAGGTTCATGGATATATAAAGTAGATAATATAGAATATTACATTCCAAACTATGGTTATGTTGTAATGTTTGATTCTAAATATAGTGATATAGAAACTGATATTACATTAGTTCCAAATCCTGCTACTAATGCAGAACAAAAATTTAAAATGTGTGGTAGTATTTATTCAAAGAATGCTGATTTAAATAATGCTGATTTAAAATCATTTATTCGTATGCAATTTAAGGAATTAATAAATGTAGATAATTTTTCTCATAATTTTAGAGTCAGAGGAGGAACACAACCAGATGATGTTATATTAGATTTACTTAAAAAGATGACTGATGATAGTGAAACAGATATTAAAAAATATATAGCTAAATATTTCAAAGAATTTCTTCATAATAGAATTGGAACATTATTACTTAAATCTGAAAAAGATAATATTAATATGTTTTCAAAACCAAATTTTCAAAAAGGCAACCTCATGATTTGGCAAAAAAGATATCAAGAATATGAATGGGTTATTTATTTAGAACATATGCCTAATACATCCCAAATAAAAATATTATGTAAAAATAATAATAATAATAATATTGAAGAACTAAATGTTCATATTAGTTCATTATATAGTTATCCTGAAAATGAAAAAATATTACCAGAAACAAAACAAAATTTAAAATATGATGAAGGACACATTTATGAAACATATAATTTTAATAATTTAAATGCACCTAGATTACCCTAATCGAAGATTAAACGAAGATTACCCTAATCGAAGATTAAATGAATCGAAGATTATATAAATCAAAGATTAAATGAATTAAAATTTTAAATTAATAATTTCTTTATTAATTTAATGACAAATAAAGTTTCTAATTTTGGTATTAATGATTTACCAACAGCATATTTTTGCGATAATGTTAAATCTAATGCACTTCGTAATGAATTAATTAAAAATCAGGTTAGAATAAGTGAATGTGAACAAGGAGATTTAGAAGAATATTTTTTTTCTGATGAAAATATTAGTTTAATAAATAAACAAATTATTTTATCAGTTTTTAATAAAACAAAAGGACAATTTAAAATATCAGAACAATCATCACAAAGCCTTATTATAGTAATGAGATATGTTTTTTTAGAACATGCAAAACACTTGCCTTATAATATTAAACAACAAATTAGAGAACTTAATTGTAGAGTTGTAGGTGAAATATTACCAAATATTATTACTAATATTACACAACGCATTGAATATCTTAAAAAAATAGAAAATCCAACTGCATCACCCTTATTACCGCTACCAATTTCAACATCAGCACTTAGGAATTTACCATCAACAACAACTATTTGAAAATATAAAAAATATTCTTAGTAGAATTTTTTTTATATACATATACTAAATTTAAAGATTTAAAATTTTTAAGATTTAAAGTGTCATTGACCCTTTAGTTTCATCAACTACATTTTGATACATGAATATAATTCCTCTTGTACGAGCCATTTCTGTGAAAGAAGCTCCAGAATTATTAATATCAGGTGTGCCACTAATTTGACCAACAGGAAGTTTATTTTGTGATACGCCTTGTACTTCAACTCTATCTGATACACCGATAGGGTCATATTTAAGATATTCATTTAATACTTGACCTTTTTCTAAATTAAGGTGTGACATAATAAGAGCTGAAGAACCAACCACAACATTTGATTCACGAAGAGTTCGGTTAACTTCTGATAAAACAACAGATCTAAGATGGTACACATCGCCACGAATTCTAATTTCTGTTTCGAAATTAACTTCTCGGTCATTAAGTTTTTCAAATCCAGAAACAGCAATTGGTAAATTGGACACATTAAATGGTTGCATATCATTGAATCTAATGATATTTGCACGTCGGTCAACGTAGAAGAAAAGAACACCTCGAGAATAGATTAAACTTGTGTGTCTTGGTAACATAACACCATTTTCAAAGAAATATTGATGTTGCTCAAGAGCATCAGATAAACTAATGGATGAATCGTCGTTTAAAGTGGGTGGAAGTCTAAGATTAATCATAGAAATAGCACTAACAACGGGTCTAACATTTTGTTGGTAAGGATTAATGTTAACTAAATTGTAAACAGCAGAGGTTGAAACAATTGTAGGTCTGAAAGAGAAAGTAGATAATAATCGTTTAAGAATAGTTCCATCATAACGACCATAAATAAGATCAGGGTTATCATGTTTGTTAAGTCTGCACATATCAACAGAGTTAATGAAATCGCGGAAGCTAGCATTGTAATATTGTCCATTACGTAAACTTAAAACGCTGGTCCATAATTGATTTTGAACTTGAGCACGGTTTAATAAATCAGTAATAGCTGATTTACTATCACAAACAACATCATTAGGGTCGTTAGTAAGAGCATAGAAAAGTTCATAATCAGGTCGGTTGGTTAAAGCTTCACCATTGTAACGAGCTTTTACAATGTTACTAATATTTGATTGTAAAAAGTGTCGTTCAAGAATTTCAATTTTAGGTAAAAACATTGCGGCAACAACGGGGTGCACACTTTCTGTTGAACGGTGTCCTAACTCTCGTCTATATTGACCAGTTATAGCTTCAAAGCCACAATCTTCATATTGCATTGATTGAAGTAAAACTTGAGCATGAAGTGCTTTAGTAGCAGCATTTAGTTTAAGAACTTCTTGTAAATTTTTGTAATCATTATCATCAAGTTTAGTAGAGAAGCCTTGGAAATCAACACTAACAGAGCCTAAAACTTTCATCATATTGTTAGCGGGGATAACAACATCAGGGCTTTTAAGACCAACTAATTCTTGTTCATAAATTCGTTGAAATTCAGCAAATTCATCATCAGTTAATTCGTGTTTTGCTTTGAATAATCGTGCTTTTTCTAACAGAATGTGAAAAGGGTATTGTTCATTGCTGTATTTTTCGCGAATTAATTGGGCAAATTTTTTAGCTTTCTTGCTAATAAGAACATGCTTATCCACATATGCTTTTTGGATTTTTTCAACTAAATCTTCATCATCATATTTTTGTCTAAGTTTAACAAAATCAGCTGATGAAATTTTACCATTATTTTTACGGAATAATTTTTGAACTTCATCGTCGACGGAGCCATCTTGACGTCCTGAACGATTTCGTTGACTAGATTTAACATCGGTGCTATCCATACTTATATATAATGATTTAGAAATTTTTTAAAAAGAAATTAATTTTTTAAAGATTTTTTATCCTAAATATAAAATCCTTTTATTGCGTATTTTAATTATTAAAGTATTTTATAGTGTCTAAAGATGCATATATACACTTTAAGTTATAAAAAACAAAGTAGCTTATTAAATGATATATTTTATTTCTAATATATTTAGTATATTTAGTATATTTAGTATATAAAGATAATTTGTTAATTATTAATTAATTATGACTAATAAAAATAATCATGAATTATGGATTAATAAATATAAGCCAACCAATACAAAACAAATTATTGGTAATGCTAACCAAATTGCTCAATTAGTAACATGGCTTAAAAAGTTACCAACTATAAAAAACCAAGGTATTATAATATCAGGTAATCAAGGACTGGGTAAAACATTAACTATTAAATTAGTATTGGAAGAGTATGGCTATCTTGTTAGAATTATAAATCCAAACGAGATTAAAGACCACCGAATATATGACGATTTTAATGATTATTATAATTTTATAAATTCGATCTACTCTAAAATTCAATTTTCAGATTATAAAAATAATAAATTAGCATTAGTGTTTGATGAAACAGAAAATATTACATTAACAAGTGAAAAGAAATACATAATAGATATTTATAAAGAAAACAATAAAAGAAAAAGTTTTCCATTAATTTTTATATCAAACAATCAGCATTCAAAGTTATTAAATGACCTTAAAAAGGGTTGTATGGAAATAATATTTACAAATCCAACAATTGATGAATTAAAAGAATTAATTAAAACAATCTGTTTAAAAGAAAACATTAGTTTTGAATCAGAGCACTTAATTAATAAACTAATATGTTTTTCACAAAATGATATTAGGAGATTAATAAATTTATTACAAGAATTATCATTTCATATTACAAATAGTATTATTACTGAAAATAATATTAATGAATTTATTCAAAAATCTAGAGAAAAAAATATTGATGTTGGTTTATATGATTCTACTGAAAAAATATTAAATAATTATTTAGATTATGATACAATTATTAAATTATATGAATCTGAAAAAGTATTACTACCATTAATGATTCATGAGAATTATTTGAAAAAAAATTTAAATAATTCAAAAGACTCATGGGCAAATATAATTCATAATATTGTTAAAATATCAGATTCAATATCACGGGGTGACAATATTGAAACAAGTATTTATACTGATCAAAATTGGTATTTACAAAATATTCATGGATTCTACACATGTATTAATCCATCATTTTGGATTAATAAAACTAATTCTAATTATAAAATAAAACGTGAAGATATTAAATTTAGTTCTGACTTGAATAAAACATCTCTTAAAAATATAAATCGCAAAAATATTGTTAATTTATTAAAAGTCATTAATAACAAATCTAATCAAGAAATCCTAATGTTAAATAAAATATGTAATCATTTAATACAAACAAATAAAGAAGGTGAATTAATTAAAATATTAAATGGTTATAATAAAAATATTTCGATTAAAGAAATTGAATTATGTTTAAAAATTGATAAAACAACTATATTTAATACACTTGCATCAAAAGATAAAAAACGAATAACAAAGCAAATTAAAAACTAATTAAAAACTAATTAAAAACTAATTAAAAACTAATCAAGTATACTTTTCTTTAATATTAATCAAACTTATAAATTGAACATTTGAATCTGAATTAGTTGGATTAAATATACTAATATCATCTGATAAATATAATAATAACTCATTTATCCAAATTAACATTTCTTCATTTGTTATTAATAACACATCTTGTGTTAATAATTGAAAATAAAAATTAGTTTTTGCATTATTATCCGAATCAAATAAATAACTTGATGCTTTTATTTTTTGAATATATTTTATTTGTTTGGTTTCAACACCTGGTATTGATGAAGCCCAAACCCATAATTTAGTTTCTGGTTGATAAATACCATAGAAATGATAATCACCTGATAATATCATTTTGTCACCTTCAAAAATACTTAACAACTTATTTTTACCTGTTTTTAAAAAATCAATACGATATTTTTTATTTAAGCTTAGTATTTTATTAATTGCTTTATTTTTTTCAATATTTACTTGTGAAAGTTTTTCTAATATCTTCATTATAATATATTAGAAAAATATTAGAAAAATATTAGAAAAATAATATAATATAATATATTTTCTATTATATTATATTATAATGGAATCTCAATTTAGTTTTCTTAAAAATAAAAACCAAGCTCTCGTTTTAGTTATTCTCCTCATTATTATATTTTTTGTATTTGTATTACCTAAAATAGATGCCGCTAATAAAAAAGAATTAGCATTAATACAACAAAAAATTAAAGAAAAATTAGAAAATACTAATACTAGACTTACCCAAATTGATAAACTAATATGTTCAAAACAATGTTGTAAACATACTCAATGGCCTGTTCCTAAAGATATGTTAACACATGATATGACTGATGAACTAGCTGCTAATTTTATTGGTACTAATATGTCATGTAATTTAGGTAATGGTAGTGGTTGTGTGTGTGCAACAAAAGATGATTTTGATTATTTGGCAACACGAGGGACAAATGGTGGAACGAACGTTTGTAAATAAAATATTTATATTATTATATTAATATAAAAATAATCTAATCATTAATATATAGTTAATATGCTTAATTTATTAGTTGAAACCAAAAATGAGTATACTACACATTTAATAAATATCTTAACTCCTTTGATTTTTGAAGGCTTACAATCTATTTATAAAGAAGCTCAAGAAATATCTAGTACAAATGATATTTTAAAAATATTTCAATCTTTTTTAAAAAGAATTCCAAAATGGAATCAAACATTAATAGAAAAAGAAACACATCGAATAATTAATTCATCACAAAGTTATGAATGGTTGAATGATTTAATTAAAGCTACTTTAAAAGCAAACCTTGTTGTATTATTATATAATCCAACAATTAAAAATCAACATAAAAATCAATCTTCTTATTATCAAGCTATTAAAACAAGTGATTTTGTTCATCGTGTTTATATCGAATGTGCTCGTGAAATATGGAATAATCCTTATTTAATGTTTCATAATTATCCCCCTATTGAAATAAAACGTAATCAACGAGATTGTATGGCTATTATTAAAGACTGTATTAAAGAATCTCTACGAAAAATGCTACCAGTTAAACACATTCTTCAAATCTATTTAGGTGAAGATATGGAAGTAAATAATAGTGATGATCATTTTGAAAAAGCAATGTCTGATGTTGAAGAAAGAAATTTAACAAAATTAATTCACAAAGATTTATCTAATAATAAATTAGAATATAAACAATCCAACAAATATGATAGTGATGCAACTGCTCCATCACAATTAGGCAGCCAAATTAAACAATCTACTAATACTGAAGAAAAAACAATCGGTTCAAGAATCTTAAATATTATTAATGAAAATTCAGCCACATCATCCGATATGACTTCTGTATTAAGAACATCACAAAAAGATACATCAAAAACAAGCAAACAAGATATATCAACATCTGATATTGCTAATACTATTGCTGAATCTATTAAAAAATTTGAAGATACTGTTAGTAAAACTGATACCAAACCACCCATTCCTACAGTTCATGATGTAAACCAAAAAATATTACCAAAAAAACAAGGCGTTTCTAATGAAACTTTCGATGATAAAATTAAAAAAATATTGAAAAAAGATTTGGCAACAGACTCTGAATTAGAAACTAGCATAAATTATAATCATGATAATAATAAATATCAAGAAATATTTTCTAATTCACATATCGAAACTAAAGCAAATACAACAAATAATAATTTAGACAAAAATAAAAATAATTTTTTTAGTAATTATCTTAATAATTAATAAATTGTTATTTGTTAGTAATTATCTTAATAATTAATAAATTGTTATTTGTTAGTAATTATCTTAATAATTAATAAATTGTTATTTGTTAGTAATTACCTTAATAATTAATAAATTGTTATTTGTTATTTGTTATTTATACTTTCTTATTGCTACTTTATATAAATATCAATAAGAGTATATTTGTTAATTGTTATTTTACTTTAATAGATGGTGATATCATATCTAAAATAGCAAATGATATCGAGGATGTAATACCTATCATAATAATTTCTTTTGTTTGTAATAAACTATCAGGTATATATCTGATAGCAACTATTACTATTAAACCCATTAAAATATATTTAATAAGTCTTTGTGTCATACAGAGATTTATTTGTGTTATATTGGTCATTAATATAAACAAAGAAAATATTTTATTTAAAAATTTACATAATTTTATTTTCTTTATTATTTTAATGAAACTAATTGTTAAACATGCTTTAATTGTCACATCTACTTTTTTTATTATTTTATGGTTTCAAAATAAAGACGATGTTAAATATAATGTAAAACGTATAGGTAATTATGATAAATATAAATTTCCTGTTTTAGTTAGTGCAATTATTGGATTACTTATGCAATTACCTGCTATCTTAAATAAATGTGATACATGTCATTTACAATTAGCTATTATTAACCCTATTGAAGAATGTAATAATGAACTGTCTAAAAGTGATATGGTAAAACCATTTATTAAAAATATTATTTCTGACCAACAAATTTATACTGATTTACCTGATTTTTAAATCAGCTAAATAATGTTTATTTATTTGTTTACCTGATTTTTAAATCAGCTAAATAATGTTTAGTTTGTTTACCTGATTTTTAAATCAGCTAAATAATGTTTAGTTTGTTTAGTTTGTTTAGTTTGTTTAGTTTGTTTAGTTTGTTTAGTTTGTTTAGTTTGTTTAGTTTGTTTAGTTTGTTTAGTTTATTTTTAAATCAGCTAAATAATGTTTAGTTTGTTTAGTTTAGTTTTGTTTAGTTTATTTTTAAATTATTTTACACCACTTAACCTCTATATTTTTTCTAAGTTAATAATATGGGAGTTAAAGAAGTTAATTTTGGTGCAACAAGATTGCCAATTAAAAAGTTTAATATTAATGAAATGGTAGATCATTGCACAATTGCAATGATTGCGAAACGTGCCACAGGTAAATCATTTTTAACACGAGAAATTATGTATCAAAAAAAAAATATAGCTACATGTATTGCAATTAGTCGCACTGAAAAATTAAATTCATTTTATTCAGAGTTTGTACCAGATTCATATATATATTCAGAATATGCTAGTGATATTTTATCTAGAATTTATGAACGTCAATCGCGAATAAATGAGGATAATAAACGTAGAGCAAAAGATGGTAAAACAAAAAAAGACGATAGTTTGATGTTAATAATGGATGATTGTATGAGTTCAAAAGGAACGTGGCTAAAAGATCCAAACATTTTAGAGTTATTTTTTAATGGTCGACATCATCACATGTCTTTTATATTAACAATGCAATATTCTGTAGGTATACCCCCCGAAATGCGGTCAAATTTTGATTATGTATTTTTATTAGCTGAAGATACTATATCAAATAGAAAACGATTATATGAACATTATGCTGGTATGTTTCCAACATTTGATATATTTCAACAAGTATTTTCAGATATTACTGAAAATTATGGTATAATGGTTATTGATAATAGAGTCCATAGTAAAAATATCACTGATAAAGTATTTTGGTATAAGGCAAAAACTGTTCCAACATTTAAAATTGGTAGTAGCAAATTTCGCAAATTTCATGAAAAAACATATGACACAGAATGGGATAAAAGAATTGAAGTTTTTAATCCATCCGATCTTATCTCTAATAAAAGATGTTCTATTAGAGTTGCTGTCGAAAAAGTAAGGTAAAAAACATTTTTATTAAAAATTTTTATCAAATTTTTTAATAAAATATTATAATTATTCTGCATCCTCACCACCAATAATTTTAGGTCTAACAAGTGTGTCGGGATTAAATGTTCCAACTTGTTTTGACAAATCTTCAATTTGTACATCAAGCTCATCTTTCTTTCCTTCCATCTTTTTAATCTCTTCCTCAATTGATTTAATACTTGCTTCTAATCCAACCTTTTCTGATGGTAGTTTTGCTTTCTTAAGCTTCTTTTGAACTTCTTTCAAATTATCTTGACGAGTTGATAAATTATCTAATACATTCTTTCGCACCATTTCTGTCTTACGTTGTTCATGATAAACTTTTGCTTTTTCTTGGTTTTCCATATAAGCCTTCATCATTGTATTAAGTTGTTCATTTGCATATTCTGAATCTTGAACAGCTTTAGAATCTGGTGCAGGATCAAATGGTAACCACTTACCCGCCTCACCAACAAATACATTAAAATAAGGATCAATTGATTGAACCTTCTTTGCATGATCACAAGCTAATTCATATGTTGGAAATCCACCACGGAATTTAATTCCAGATAGTGTTGATTTGTTTTCTTTATCCGTCAAAAAAGAAATACAAATAAATTTTTGACCATCGGGTAATAAAGTATCTTCTTGCAAATAATCTACAGCTGACATTATATATTGTAAATAAATAATCTTTATATAAATTTTATTTATTTAGTTATTTATTTAGTTATTTATTTAGTTATTTATTTAGTTATTTATTTAGTTATTTATTTAGTTATTTTGTTTGGTACATCTAATTTTATAAAGTCTTTAAATGTATTTTTTCCACCAATCTTAAAATTGATTACTATAGCACTATTTATTACTTTATCATCTTTATTTTTTGTAGATAATTTTTCTAATATCGGTAAAATAGCAGTAATATATGCTAGGTCAAAATTTTTTTCTAATTTAATTTTAGAAATTTGAGCTCCGTTTTTAATGTCATCTAGTAATTTAGTATTAGATGATGTTTTATTAAATACTGTATTACCGACAATACCTGAAAGTACTGCTCCTGTAAACTCTGTAGCTCCGGTTACACCGCGCCAGTTATCAGTATTTGCATCTGATATTCCACCTATTACAAATGCTAAAGGTACTAAAGGAAGAGCAATAGTTGATATAAGTCCCTTGCCAATACGTCCAGCTGCATATTTTATACCAGATGATGATATTAATTCTAAATCGCTTTCACCTATTTTAACTCTGTATATATTTTTATTATCAAATAGATTATTTATTGTACTGACTGATGGTGCAGTTGCGCCTTTAGTGAATGGTTTATTCTCTAATACTTCTTTTAATACTGATTCAGGACCAAAGAAAACATAATCACCTGATTTAAACGAAATTAAACCACCTTCTTGTTCCTGTTCTAAACGTTTTAATTCTAAATATTTTTTTTTATATTTTAAATATTTTTTATGGTAGTCATCTTCTGACTGTGAAAATGTGGACATTTTATTTATAATTGGTTCAAAAATATTAATGTTTTTATATTTATTTTTACTAAAGCCTTTACCAATTGTTATAGTTATTGCAGTATCAATTACAGGATCAACAGTTTTACCAGTTGTTGAATATTTTTGTTCAGCTTGATGAATTTTATGTAATTTACTTAATATTTCATCAGTATTAGAACCATCAAATGGTTTATCTAAATATATTGTATCAATTTTTTTACCACCTTTAAATAATTGAATTAAATCATTAAATGCCTCTTTGCTCATACCAGCTGTAATTTCAAAGGCAGTTTTATCTTTTAAAACATTTCTTAAAGTACCACTTTTAGTTGCTACTAAATCAGCTGTTTTACCAACAAATAAAAATGGTAAAGCAGCCATAGATAATGCAATCCCACCAGCACTAGAACCAACTATTTGACCCATACGTTTACCAACATATTGTAATCCTGATGATTGAACTAATTCTAATGCTTTTTCACCTATTTTAATTCTATATACACCTTTATTATTAAATTTACTATTAAGATCACTTATACTTGGCGCATCCTTGCCAATAATAGATTTATCATTAACATTAATGCCTGCTTTTATTAATTCCGATTGATTCCAAAAATAAACATAATCACCGCCTAAGAAAGTAAATAAACCACCATCTTGTTCTAAATATATTGATTCTAAATCAATATCGTCCATTTTATATACTATATTTTAGATATTATATTTTTGATATTAATTATTATTTAAAATATTATATATTAATAATGAAATTATATATATTATTATATATTATAATTTGTATTTTATTATATATATTTTTAAATAGTCCACATATTGAACATTATACAGAACAACCAGTTATTCGTATTTTGCATTTGGTTTTATATTCATCAAGTATTGAATATGATAAAATGTATTTATTAACAAGGGACTATTATAAAAAATTTAATAATCTAATAACAATATATTATACATTTTCTCCAAAATATAATATAATTACTTTAATTGATGATATTTTATATATACCAGGAAATGAAACTTATCTTCCTGGTATTTTAGATAAAACAATTAAAGCATTTTTATATTGTGATTTACATTATCAATATGATTATATTGTTCGTTCTAATATTAGCACTATTATTAATTTTAATTTATTATTTAATAAATTAAATAAAATAAATATAGCATATGGAGGTGGTTTAATTAATCAATTAAAATGGCTTGATATTGCAAGTGGTATTAATGATAATAAATATTTTGGTACTAAATATGCTAGTGGAACTGCTATTGTTTTTTCAAATACAATGATGAAACAATTTTTATTAAAAAAAGATAAAATTAATTATAATATAATAGATGATGTATCAATTGGAATATTAATAAAAGAACAATTTCCTGATATAACACCAATTAGTCTAGATAATTTTTTATTTGTAAGTGAAGATATACAAGATATTAATCTATATATAAATAACACAATATTTTATAGAAATAGATGTACAGACCGTAAAAAAGATATTGATCATATGAAACATATAATAAATAAACTTTTATAATTTTTTATAATTTTTTATAATTTATTATATTTTTTATACCATTCAATATACTTTGTATATAACACACAAATTTCATTATAATTATAATCTTCTTTTATCATTGATCTTGTTGGTATTTTTATATCCATATTATTAATTGCCATTAAATAAAAATCATTTGATTTACCTAAATATAACCATCCTAAATCATCATCATATGTTAAATCATATAATCCATTATTTGTTGAAACACTTTGATTTGAAAATATTGGAACAACATAAATATTATTATTTGGTTTATAATAATGAACTATATAACCATTATAATCTGTGTCCAAATAATGTTTTTTATTATGTTTTTTATCTAATAATATATCTAAATAACCACACTTTGAACAATAATAAAATTTAATAATTATATTCTTATTATTAATTTTTTGCATATGTTATATATTATATAATATATATAAAAAATATAATGTTTATATGCCTTTATAAGGAAGATTTGATATTACCGTTTAGTTGGCACTTTATTTGGCTTATTTTTGGGTTGTGTTTGTTGTGTTTGTTGTGTTTGTTGTGTTTGTTGTGTTTCTAATTGTTTAATTGTATCCATAACTATGGATTCTTTTTCTTTATTAATTGTAGGATTATTCAAATGATTATCTAAATGATTATCCAAATGATTATCCAAATGATTATCCAAATCAATTCCAATAGAATTAGAATCTTTAGTTAATTTATATTTTTTTATATATTCACGTGTTAAATCAGTATCTATAATATTGTCATTATATTGAATATCATAAAGACCATCTCCTTTTTTATTTATAACTTTGCCTGGTGTCCATGCTCTAATTTTTTTATATTTTGCATCAACTAAATCACCAACTTCTAATTCTGTATCAAGATCACAATAATTAATAGCGCGAATACATGATTCAGATACCATTGATTCAGTTCTATTATCATCATAATTAATATTATAGGTATTTGTTTTTATTGATTCATTATCAATATTTCGAGCAAATACCGCATCAATAGTTCCACGATACCAAATATCACAACCATTATATTTTGCTTCAATTCGGTCACCTTTATTAAATTTTATTAATTCGGGTTGTTTATAAAGTTTAATTAATTTTTTATTAACTCGTTGCTCATTATAACCATTATCAAAATCAATATTATAAGTATCATTAGATCCTTTACCAATAATTATTCCAACATACCATTTTCCAGAATTACGATAATTTGCTTCAATTCTATCGCCAATATTAAATACCTTAACATATTTTCTAATAAAATCATTTGATACAGCATTTTCATATTCTCCATCATTATATTTAATATCATATTTATCTGGTTCAACAATTCTTATAATTGTTCCTTGATACCATTTTCCTAATTTACGAAAATCTGCTTCTATTATTTCATTTTCTTCAAAAGTTAAATTATGTTTAGTAGTATTTGGTTTATTAATAGCTAATTTAGATTGACTTTTACTTCTGAACTTTTCTAATGTAGATAATCTTGGTTGTTCATTTATAGATTCTGTTTTATCTTCAGGTTTATAGGTTCGTGATGAACCTATACCATTATTAATAATATTACTTATTTTTTCTTCAGCACTTTCACTTAGTTGCTCATTTTGGCATAAATATTGAAATTCTAAATTAAGCTTAAATATTGTATCTTTTAAAATGCTCGGTAAATCATTATTTGATAATATACTTTTATTTTTATTTTCAGGATCATGATAATTTTCAGTTGTCCACATATTTTTAATCAAACTATAACTTTCATCACGAATCTTTTCAGGAATGTTCAAATCACATTTTAATATTTCTAAATATTTATCCTTGTTTCTATCAATTAAATATAATGCATTATTACGCAATTTTATTGGTAAATGTAATTCTGCCATTAATTCAATACTAAATACAACCCAACCCTGTTTTACTTTAATAAACTGTTCTAAATTTTCTTGTATCTGATAAACTTTAAGATAACCAGATGCAAGAGCTATTATAAATGTTAATATAGTAAATATAATATTTAATGTAAATTGAAGATTTACAGTTGTGCTAACTATATTAGTTGCACTTATTGTTCCTGATGCTGTTGATAATATTAAACCAGCAATAATATTGCGCCGAATAATACATCTATAATGTTGAATTGCCATATCTAAAGTTTTTATTTGGTGCATTGCCATATTTAACCAAATAATTAATGTATTAACATTATTTTTTGTCCAATTTTCACCCCTTTTATTTTTTGTTAAATCATATTCTGATAAAACATCAGATTTTGTATTTGTATTTGTATTCATATTCATATTCATATTCATATTTGTAATTGTTATTATAATTATAATAAAATTAGTATTTTAAATCATTTTATATTATTTTATATATATTTTTTCTGTATTTTCATTTGAATCAAATTCTTGATAACCTAACCATAATGATGGCTGGGAAAACATTTTTGAATAAGTTTTACTTGGTCTAGAATCATATATATCACCAGTTTCAGCAATACCTGTTTGATACTGTCTATTTTGATTATTTTGATTATTTTGATTATTTTTAAATTGTTTATTTGTAGCTTTAGTAATATATACAGTCATTAAAATAATACCAAATCCTAATATTAGTATTGAAATATTATATAAAATATGATTCATAATTAAAATAAAATAGATTTTAATTATGAATTTAATTATGAATTTAATTATGAATTTATTTAAATGATGAAATATATTGCCATTTTAAAGTTTTACATATTTTTTCCCATATTTGATCATTTTCCATAATTTTATCAGGATCTTTATGCAATGTAAAACATTCTAATAAATGGTCTAATTCTAATAATTCGCAAAATTTATGCAACACATATGAATATGATAAAAAGTTCTTTCTTTCAGGTTGTTTGTATAATTCCCATGGATCTTGAATCTTAAAAAACATTGATATAAATAATTTTTCCATATCTCGTGTAATTTTAGGCGGAGGTAAATTATTTAATTTATTAATAATATATGCAACATGTTCATAATAAATATTATATTCTAATTTTTTTAAAATTATTTTCATATTTTTTTTAGTTAAAGTAGATAAGTCTGTTATTCTATTTTTATTTAATTCTTTAACAATATCTATAAAAACTTGTTCTGGTATATCAGGACTCTGTTTGGCTTGAAATTGATTTAACCATTCTCTAAAATGATTTAATCTCCTATATGGCGAATAATCTTTAATCTGTCTATCATCATCTAATATAATCATTTCACTGTCCCCACAACATGGACATATATAAGCACTCTCACTCATGTCTAATATCTTTTCAATATTACATTCTAAACAATATTTAATTCGATTAGAACCATCATCTTGATTAATACGAATACCCTCTATTCGTTGACAATATTTTTCAAATAAACTAGTACGATTAATAACTTTTACTTCTGATGAAGTATCAACTTGTTTATCTTTTTTTCTACATAAAAAATCTAAAATATTTTTACTTTCTTTTACCTTAACATCTTTTGTATCTCTTAATTCATAATAATCTGATATTAAATCACCCGCATTATCATAATAATCCATTTCATCATAATTTGATTTAATTGTTTTTAAATTACTCTCTAATGAATCTTTTTTATCTAATAAATTAGCCCTCTGTTTAATATCATTCGAGTTAAAATTATCCCTTCGACTATCTAATAATAATATTTCTAATTCTATGTCTTTTATAGTATTTGCTAATACTAGCTCATCTGCACGCGTTTGATTAAAATATTTAACCATCTCACGATGTTTATTATCAAGTGTATTTGATTCTTTCTGGGTTGCTTGCTTATTTTCTTTATATTTTGACATCCCCCCTTTGCCCCTATTAGACACCATCCAAACTGATTAATTAATAATATAAAAAAGACTTTATATATTAATAATATAAAATAATTTAGTAAATTTATAAAAATATTAAGAAATTTTCATAAATTTAATATTTTGAATAAAAAATATTTTAGATTTTTCAATTTTAAAACGCAAAAAATCATTTTTAATAAAATATTTTTTTTAAATTTTTTTCTATTTATATTTATATAACTAAATGGGTGGTGGCTTAATGCAACTCGTCGCTTACGGCGCACAAGATGTTTACCTTTCTGGTAATCCTCAAATTACTTTCTTCAAAGTTGTCTACAGACGACACACCAACTTCAGTGTTGAACCTATCCAACAAACATGGAACGGTGCTGCTGATTTTGGACGAACTGTCACTTGCAACATTAACCGAAATGGTGATGCCATCTCTAACATGTACTTAGCTGTTAAACTTGCCGCTGTTGATAACATAACTGCACCATGGGGCTATTGCTCTCGTGTTGGTCATGCCATGGTTGAAGAAACCAAAGTCGAAATTGGTGGCTCCAAGATTGACGAACAATATGGTGACTGGCTCAATATTTGGTATGAACTTACCCATGTCGTTGGACAAGAACGTGGTTATGCTAAAATGGTTGGTGATGTGCCCAACCTTACTGAAGTATCTACTGCTGCCAAACGAGCTTACCAATTATATGTTCCTCTTCAATACTGGTTCAACCGAAACAATGGTCTTGCTCTTCCTCTCATTGCTTTACAATACCATGATGTGCGTATTACTGTTAAATTCAGAGATTGGTTACAATGTGTTAACTGGACTACAACAACACCTTCTCTTGCCAGCCCAATGGCCGATTCTTACTTATTAATTGACTACATTTACCTTGATTCCGAAGAACGAAAACGATTTGCCCAAGCTTCTCACGAATACCTCATTGAGCAACTCCAATTCACTGGTTCTGAATCTCTTACTTCAGCCACTAATAAATACAGACTTAACTTTAACCACCCTAGCAAATACCTCGTGTGGGCTCCCCACCTTGCACGATATGCTTCCAGAACTGAATGGATTGCATATGCCTTTGACGGTGATTGGGCTGCTGCCAAAGATAGATTCGCTAAATTGATCGCTGTTGCTGCCAGTGACGGTCTTACTGTCGGTGCTACTACAATTGTAGTTACTGCTCCTTCAGGTGTTGCAATTGGTGATTTAATTGAACCAGCTAGAGTGGCTGTTGCTGGCATATCTGATGCTTTATTAGCAAAAGTTGAAGTTAAATTTGTTGCAACTGCTGTAGCCACTGAGGAAGCAACAATTGCTTCCGGTGCAGCTTTACTTACTGATTTACTTAACAACTGCATTGTTACCCGAAATGATCTTACTATGGAAGATTTATCAATGACTCTTGCACAACTTGTTGGTACTAATACTGGCGATGCTAAAGATGTTCTTACTCTTGCTAAACTTTCAGTTATCAATCTTCACAATTACGGAAACTTCCTTGATGGATCTGATAATCCAGTATCCAGTGCTAAACTCCAACTTAATGGACACGATCGATTCCAAGCACGAGATGGTAACTACTTCAACTATGTTCAACCCGCTCAACATTTCCCCAACACTCCCGCTGATGGTATTAATGTTTACAGTTTCGCTCTTAAAGCTGTTGACCACCAACCCACTGGAACATGCAACTTCTCCCGTATTGATAATGCTACTCTTCAAGTTGATTGCGGTTTATACAATGCATCCTCTTCTGGATATGCCCCCGAATACCTCGGCACCAACTCCAACTCTGTTCTTAACATCTACACCGTCAACTACAATGTGTTACGTGTGATGTCTGGCATGGCTGGCACTGCGTATTCAAATTAATTTCATTAATTTATTATATTTTTCTATATGGATTTATCATCTAAAAAATTATTAATATAAAATAATAATTTTTTAAAGTGCATGGTTAAAAATAACTATTTTAACTCAAATTAAAAAAAAGTTGATATTCTTAATCTAAAAAGTAATTAGTATTAATATTTAATGCTTAAAACACACAAAACAAAAGATTCTCAAATAACCTATTTAAATAATGTTATTAAGTTGGATCCTTCACATGTTCCTATTATAAGTAGATTAAAAAATAATAAACCAGAAAATTACATATTTGATAACATTAAAAAACTTTGGTATTTTCAAAATTATAAAAAAATAAATAAATTAATTGATATTTTGTATCCAGATGAAAAAATATTAAAGGTGGACTTTAAAAACGGTGATTATAATGATTATACTGAATCTAATTTAATATTAACTAAAAATCTTAAATTTCAAGATAATTTTAAACCACCAAATGATGTTGAAATAATTAATACTGGTGATAGTATTAAAATAACTGAAGGTAAATATGCTGGTCAATATAGAAATAAATATTGGGAAATAAAAGATAAAAAAAATTATATTATTATGCATATTAAAGATAACATATATACCAAATTTTCAAAAGAAGATTGTAATAAAGTATTAATGATAAATGATAAAAGACCTGTGTGGTATCTAAATGATAATGGATATATTGCTACAACCTTAAGAACAATAGATGATACATATTACTATTATCTTCATCAACTCATTATGGACCAACATACTAAAGATAATACTGATTTTAAAGAAACGGTTGACCATATTAATCAAGATAAATTAGACAATCGTAAAGAAAATCTTAGAATAGTTGATATGTCTGAACAAAATAAAAATAAAGGTAAACAAGCACGAAGATGTGACGCTATTACTGAGCTGCCAGAAGGTATTAAAGTTTTACCAAAATATGTTCAATATAGAAAAGAAATTTATGATAAAGATACTAATGCTCAACGAGAGTTTTTTATTATATCACACCCTAAACTTGACAAAATATGGGAAACTACCAAATCTAATAAAGTTTCAATTTATGATAAATTAAATCATGCTAATGCAAAAATAGAATTAATTGAAGGAACACTAACTGAAACACAGTTCAAAGAAATATTTGGTTCTGTAGATAAAATAGACTTTCCTGTTGGTATTAAATTGGATATTTTTAGAGAAAAGTATCATTTTATTCTTGATTGGAGAAATGCCCCAAATAGATATAATGCTAAAATGATTTTGCATTCTACAGATATTCAAAAAGAATTTGACACATTTATTGATACTGTTGTAAATGTTAAATATCCAGACCTTAAAATGAAAAAAATTAATTTGAATACATCGTGGAGTCCAGACTCAAATTTAATTTCACAAACTATCAAAACTCTACCAGTGGCTAAAAGCCCAGCATATCCACAATATATTAGCGTTTTTGAAGAAAAAGGTAGTAAATATATTCAATATAATAGACAAATTAAAGGTATAAGATATAATAAAAAAATTAAAATGCTCTCAGATAATATTCAAGATGAAATCAATAAATTAATTTGCGGTTTTAATGAAAAATATCCAGATTATCATTTAATAATTTAATTTAACAAATAAAAAATATTTATTTTAAATTATTTTATAATTAATATATATATGAATAATAATATATTAATTATCATTGGAACTATTGTTATAGTTTATTTTTTATTAAGAAATAATAAAAAAACTGAAAAATTTGGTTTAGTAGATAGAATTGTAACAGGTGGTGCTGAACTTGCAGCAAATGTAACTAATGCGCTTGGTCTTGAAAATGTAGCTACAACAGGACTTAATGCATTTACTGCTACTTTAAACAAACCTAGTACTTAAATAATTTAAAATACTTAAATTTATATTTTAAATATTTATAATAATAATTTTCTGAATCTAAATCTAGTTCTTTATAACCATATTTTTTAATATATTCTTCATAATAGGCTCTTGGTTGGTGTATACGAGTATTTTTTAATCTTGATCTTATTATTTGAACTGTTTGTCCTAATTTTAAAACTTGGGGTGTTCTTGAATACAAATAACGTTTTTCTAATTCATTAGGTGTTTGATCTATATGAGGTGTTGTTATCATATCAATATCTCTTTTTGAATCAAAACCACGAGATGCACCAATATCAACACGATATAAATGATGATCCTCATTATTTGAATGTTTAGGACATCCCATTGTTATTCCAAAAATAAAATCATTTTTAATATCTGGTATGCTTGTTCTTGCAGGTGCTGATAAATATTCTATTCTTCTTGATGCATCAATATCAATTTTACTAAATGTTCTATTTGATTGATTTGACATTGTTGTTCTTGATTGTATACAATGTCCAATAATTAATCTTAAATCTGTTATATCATGCTCTTCGCCAACAAACATTTGTAAAATATTTTTAACTTTTTCACATATTGATTCATCATTATTAGAACTACCAAACTCGCGCGCCCATAATGGTGATATAATACCATCTTTAGATGTGTGATTAATTTGTTCTAATGCTTTTAGCGCGATATTGAAATCACTACTATTTACATTATTATTAATATCTATATAATCTTTCTGAGTTATATTTTCAACTAATTGACCATGAATAAATATATTATTATTTACTCTAACTAAAATACCTGCTCCATGTTTCATTAATAAATTAAAACCATGTCTTTCAGGTAAAAATGTATTAAAACGAGTATCACCATTGTAATATATTTTATCATCACTTGTAATATCATCACTTGTAATATCTTCCTTAAAAGCATATTTTTTAATTCGGTCTTTATACCCTAATATATTCATTACTTCATGATTCCCTAATAGTTTAATTATTTTACTATTAAATTTTAATGCTTGTTCATGTAAACTATTTATAAATCTTAATATTTTAATTTCAACTTGATGATACCAATGTGTTGGTGTGATAAACATACCTTCACGTGACTTAAAATATGACCCTTTTCTAGTAGCATCGATAATATCACCAATAATAACAACATATGTATTAGTAATTAATGGGTCCCATTCATAATTTAAATCATCCATATAATCATTATCATTTATACTTATATCAATTTGTAATAGGCGTTCTAAATCTAAATCTAGAACATTTTTTTTTGAGTCTAAATCATATTTTTTGTCTTCTTTTTTTTTAATAACTTTAGCACAATCTCGTAATGCTATAATTAAACTATGAATATCTCCATGAATATCTGAAAATGAATATATATTTTTAATAGTTAAATCATTATAAATTGTTTGAAACATTACTTATTTTTCTAAAGAAAAAAATAAATTGTATAAATTATATAATTTATATAAATTATTTTATATTGTAATTTAATGTCATGTCAACTTTCAGAGGAAGAAAAAAAACGTCTAGAAGATGAAAAGAAAAAACAATTATTACAAAATACTACAGAACATTTTGGCGTCGGTGCAAGTGGTGGTAGTCGTGGTAGTCGCAGTTCAAGTAATTATCGCAGTCCTATTATAATTACTAATACTAATCCAAATCCTAATCCAATCATAATTACTAATTCTAATCCTAATTCTAATCCTAATTCTAATCCTAATCAAAATGCATCTACTTCATCAAGTAAAAAAGGTTTATATATAGCATTAGGAGTAATTGGTAGTGTTATATTAGTTATTATATTAATTGTTTTATATAAAAAATATAAAAAATATAAATCATCGTCTAAATCTTCAGATAATGTTAATAAATTATCTAATTTATCTAATTTATCTAAATTAAATACTCTTGAATCATCCTCATCTGAATCACCCTCATCTAAATTACCCTCATCAAAATCACCCTCATCAAAATCACCCTCATCTAAATTACCCTCATCAAAATCACCCTCATCAAAATCATCCTCATCTAAATCATCCTCATCTAAATTATCCTCATCTAAATTACCCCCATCAAAAATAACCAATTTAACTAATTTATCTAAATTAAATACAACTAATACTACATCAAATTTAACTAATTTTTCTAATTTTTCTAAATTAAATACTGCTAATACTACACCATATTCACCTTTTAGTAACAGCACCTCACAAAAATGAAAATTAAAAAAGATATAAAAAAAGAAAATTATTATATAATAATGCTTACTGATTTAACAATTGATAATATTAATAATATTAATAATAACAAAATATTATTAAAACAAAAATATAAAGAGTTAACATTAATTAAAGACAATAGTGATTGTTTTGAATTTCAATTACTAAATTTTTTGCAATTAGTATTTGGAACAGATAATATAATTAATAAAATAAATTTATATAAATGGATGGATATAAATAAGTTAGAATGTAATCAATTAATATTATTTTTTGATAATTTTTCAAATATAAATCATAATGAATTATTATTAAAAAAAGAATGGTTAAATTTATTAGCTATAAAGCCATTTGTTAAAAAGAGTCCTATTGAAAATCTTTATGAGTTCTTTGAAATATTTTTTCCAAAATTAATACTAGAAGGTGCTAATGATCAAGAAAAACTATCAAATTTATATTCTAAATTAAATTTTAAATTTGAATTATTTGATGTTATATATGAAACTTATCAAAAAATAGAAAATAATACAATTCATAGAAAATGGACGCAAACTATTCAAATTGATAAAATCAGTATAATAAAATGGGAAACTACCACAATATATAATTTTACAAAATATGATATTTTTCCAGTTTTTGTAAAATCTGAATTTGTTAATTTATAATTATTAAATTTAGTTAATTTTATATATAAAATCATATATAAAAAATGGGTGCACCACCTAGTTGTTTAATATTATCTTCAAATCTTATTTTTGTAATATCTTTTTTAACCATATTATTTTTAGTATTTGGTTATTTAATTTATAAGAATATTCAAAATCAAAATCAAAATCAAGATTCAGAGAATTAAAAAATAATATAATTTCTAAGTTTATAATAATGTCAAAAACTAATATAAATTTAGAACAAAACGGTAGAATTTTTCCAACATGGGTTATGGAAAATTTTAAACAATATATATTACCTGAAATTATCCGCGTAGAAGGTGAAGATCCATGTAATGAAAATATAGTTGAAGGAGCAACCATATATCAACAATTTGTTGGACAGTTTCTCAATTATCAATCACCATTTAAGGAACTTTTAGTTTATCATGGTGTTGGAGCGGGTAAAACATATACTATGATTAATTTATATAATGTATTATTTAATTATAATCAAAATTGGAATGTTTTTTTATTAATACCTGCGTCATTACATGATGAACCATGGTTACGAGATTTAAGTAGATTTATGACAAAAGAAAATTATGAAGAACGTTTTAAAAAAATAATTTTTATTCACTATGATTCACCATTTGCAGACAGAGATTTTTTAGAAAAAGTTAAAAATGCCGATTCAAGTAAAACATCTATTTTTGTTATTGATGAAGCGCATCGTTTTATAAATAATGTTTATAATAATGTTGCAAGTAAAAAAGGAAAACGTGCTCAAGTAATTTATGATTATATTCAACAAGAAAAAAAAGAGAATTTAAATACAAGAATAATGTTATTATCTGCAACGCCAGCAGTTAATAAACCATTTGAATTAGCATTAATATTTAACCTATTAAGACCCGGCTTATTTCCCACATCTGAAGCTATTTTTGAACAATTATTTATTAGTTCATCTAACTTTGCATCATTAAATGAAAATACTAAAAATATGTTTCAAAGGCGTATATTGGGTTTAGTATCTTATTATATTGGAGCAACACCTGATAAATTTGCTCAAAAAATTGTTCATTATATAAATATTTCAATGAAACCATATCATGAAGAAATATATAATTTTTATGAAAAAATAGAAGAAGAAAAAGAAAAAATTATGATGCGAATGTCTAGAGGTAAAGTGGGCGACACAATGTCAACATATTCAAGTTATACAAGACAATCGTGTAATTTTGTATTTCCATCTATATCTGATATAATTAATGGTGAGAAAAGACCTAGACCTAGCCATTTTAGAATTAAAGAAACAGATGCAGTTGTAATAGATGAAGGTAAACAACTTGAAAAGAAAAAAGAATTAGTTAAATCAAAAGCAGAAGTATTAGAATATTTAAAAACAATTAGAATGTTTGTTAATGCATTTATTGATTTTATGAAAGATATAATGCGTGTTGATAAAGAATCAAAATATACGCTACAAGATGATGTTAAAAAATTTCATACAAAATATAATGGAAGTTTTACAGATTTCATGGATGCTAATGATAAAAAAAGTAAATTATTAGAAGCAATGTATAATTCTAGTCCTAAATTTGTTAGAATAATATTTAATATACTTAAAACTAAAGGAACAGTTATGATTTATTCTAATTATGTAGAAATGGAAGGTTTACAATTATTAAAAATATATTTAAGTTTTTTTGGTTTTATTGATATGGACGAAGATAAAGAATTAGATAAAACAAAATTAAACATTCAAACAAAATTATCAAAAGATGGTCTGAGATGGTGTGAATTTCATGGTGGCATTGAACGAGAAACCAGAAGATTAAATAAAGAAATATTCAATAAATCTGACAACAGATATGGACAATATTGTAAAATTATTATGATTTCACCTGCAGGTGCTGAAGGTATCAATTTAAATAATGTTAGACAAGTACATATATTAGAACCCTATTGGAATGAAGTTCGTATAGAACAAGTTATTGGGCGCGCCTTACGTTATTGTCAACATAAAGATTTACCTATGGAAGAAAGACGTGTTGATATTTTTAGATATAAAATGGTTCGAACTAATGGTAAATTAACAACAGATGAAACAATGGAAGATATTTCTAGAAAGAAAAATAATTTATTACTTTCATTTATTGAAGCAATCAAAGAAGCTGCTGTTGATTGTGAATTGTTTAAAGCCCATAATATGATGGGATCAAAATATAAATGTTTTCAATTTAATCAAGATTCTTTATTTGAAAAACCAATCGGTCCAGCCTTTCAATCTAAAATAGAATATGACCAAAAAGCAGATAATGGTTCAAATGCTAAAGATTCTAATAGAGTTAAAATAAAAGTTCGTAAAATAAAGGCTGTAAAACAATTAGATGAAAATTCATATTCAAAAGAAGAAAATTATTGGTTCTATGAAGATTCAGGTGTTGTTTATGATTATGAACTAAATTATCCAATTGGTAAAATAGCCAAAGATGAAAATGGACAATATATATTGCTTGATAATAATATTTATGTAATTAGTGATATAATTGACATTCCTAAAATTATTTTACGTTAATAAAATTATATTTTACAAATAAACTTTTTAACAGCTTCTTCATATTCATTCTTATCTTTAAGATATAAAAGTGCAGCTTCGCGATTTGCTGGAGATGCTGGATTAGGATCCATTAATAATGACATTATTGAGAGTAAAATAGTTCTAATATTTAATACTGGCGACCATTCTGATGATTGAAGAATATCAACACATATTTTACCATCACGATAAATATTAGGATGAAACATTGGTGTAATAAATTGAACAGATGGAGGGCGATTTGGATAATCTGTATCAAATCTTAAAATGAGTTCAAATATGCCATTTTCATATGGTGTTCCTATTGGACCAATAATTTTAGCATTCCATAACATTAAATCATCTGGTTTATCTATTATAATCCCATCTATTTTTTCATTATTAATTTTTAACAATTCTTTAGCCAATCGGGTTGTTGCAAAGTTTGACATTAATTATAAGTATATTTTTATTATTATACTTATATTTAATCAATTTTTTTAAATTAAATCATTTTCATTTGATTTAAACCTACTAAATTTTTTAAATTTACACTACTCATTGAATTACTTGAATTACTTGAATTACCAAAATTACCTGAATTATCTAAATTACCTAAATTACCAAAATTACTTATATTACCTAATTTGCTTAAATTACTTAAATTACTCATCTGATTATTAATTGGTGCCAATGTTTCAACCATTAATGGATCAATATCACTCATGTGACCCATCTGTCCCATCTGTCCCATCTGTCCCATTTGACTCATTGGTCCCATCTGTCCCATTTGACCCATCTGACCCATTTGACCCATTTGTCCCATTTGACCCATTTGACCCATTTGACCCATTTGACCCATTTGACCCATTTGACCCATTTGACTCATTGGTCCCATCTGTCCCATCTGACCCATGTGTCCCATTGGATCAACATCACTCATTTGTCCCATTTGACCCATTTGACTCATTGGACCAGCAGAACCCATTAAAGATGCAAATCGATTACCTTGAACTGGCATTGCAACATGTGTTTGTGATTGATTAGATTGATTAGATTGATTAGATTGATTAGATTGATTAGATTGATTAAATACTGGACTATTAAAATCTAAAATTTCTTTCATAAGATCAGTAGTATTGCTTTCTGAACTATTATTATTAGAGTTATTAGAGTTATTATGTTTAAGAGATCGTCTACCAGTATAACTATGTTTTTTTTTAGATAATTTATTTTTATTGTTTTCGGTTTGTTTTCCCATTATATAATCTTATTAAGAAATTTTTTATAAATTTAATAATATTATATTTTTAAAGTTAAAGTTAATATTTTTTTATTTTTTATTTTTATTTTTTCTAATTTCAACTTCTATTTTATTTAATTGTGTTGATAATTGTTCATTTTTAGTCATTAATAAATTATATTTCTTTTCAATTTCTTTATACTGTTCAATTTTTTTTGTTAACTTTTTTACATCTTTTTTTAATAATGCATTTTCATTATCAGGCATTTCAGATTCTTCCGCTAATACTTCCTTTTTAAGCTCTTTTTTTAATTCTTCTCTAATCTCAGACTCTACCATTTTTTGATAAAATGTTGCTTTAGGACTTTGAATTTGAACTGACCATGTAATCTTACCATTAGATAAAATAACAAATCGACCTTCCGGATCAATTCTTTGTAATGTTCCACCAAGTCTAAAATCATTTTTTTTAGTTTTAAGATTTTCTACAAAATATCGAATATGTGTTCCAATAGATACTGTTTTAATATCTGATACTTGTTTATATTCTTTAAGCTTTTCTTTAATTTCTTGATTTGTTAAGGTTTGTTGATATGTTGTGGTTGGTTTTTGATATGCTAAATCATTAGTTAATCTTTTGGTTGTTTTATTATTCATAATATAATAATATATATAAAAAAATCTTTATAATAATTTTTTATATATTTAGATTTTTCTAATTTTCAAAGGACGTATATAACTTTTTTTATGTTTTATTTTTTGATAAAATATTATTTGAGAAATATTTACTGACCACATTTTGGTATTATTATATAAAATAACATATTGGTCTTTTATATTTATATGATATAATTTACTATGTAATTTATCATAAAAAGTATATACATTTGGTATTTGACACTTTAAAAAATATTTTATACGTGTATTTATTGGTATTGTATAAATATCATCAACATATTGATACTTATTAAGACTATTTTGTATATTGTTAATTGTTATTACAAAATTAATATCATGACTAAATACAATTATATTATTAAGAGTAGACATTACTAATATTATATTATTAATATTAAAATAATAATATATCAATTTTTTTATAATTTAATATATAAAATATAATATATATAAAGAGATTCTTATTATTTTAATTAAATGACACAAGAATTAAATTGGTATACTACATATAATTTACCACTAACTATAGGAAATCAATCAAGAATTAATGATTATGTTAATAAGTTATTAAATAAATCAAGTGATAAAACAGTTGAAACAAAAATAACGCAAATTGAAAAAGAGTATCAAAATAAATTAAAAGAGATTGAAGATTTATGTTTAAATAAAGATGCTGTATTATTATTAAAATCTAAATCAAGTTTAATTATTTTACAAAAAGAATTAGATATAATTAAATTGTTAACAAAATACACATTACAAAATAAAATATTAAATTATGATTTTTTTATGGATTGTTTAAGTATATTACTTGAATTAAGCGAGACATTAAGAATTAAGATAGATCAAAAAGAGATAAACCATGATAAAGTTGATACAAAAACAGGGCGTTCTTTTATAAAAATAGAAGGTTCAATAACAAGGTGTTCATATAAATTTTGTTCTTATCAAGATTCATGTACTTATAATTATAATTTAAAAACAAAAAGTTTATGTTATCAAGACCATTATGTTCACAATATGGTTTCAGCTGATTTAAAAATTCTTTTAGATTATATAAATCAAAAAAGTGATAAAACACAAATAATATTACATAATAAAGAAATCTTAAAAACAATTAATACACTTAGTTTTGTTATTGGTCATATGGAAAATGAATTAAGAACTAAATGTTTATATATTCCTGAGAATGAATGGGAATCATGTCATATTGTTAAAAATAAATAAATTATAAATTTTCATCTTAGGTTAGGAGGTAAATATTCAATTTTTAATATTTTAAAAATATCATATTCAGAATTGGTAGGTATTATTGTTCCATCAGATTTAGTAAGTCCATATTCGGACAATTTCATGTTCATTGATTTGGCAATTTTTCTCATTTTAAGATTAAGTTCTGCTGAGCCTGTAAAATATAATAATGCAGAATAATAAACATTATATGGAACAAATCTAATATCAATCCGTCTATAAGGATTTTCTTTATACTTTGCAAATCCCATATATTTTGTTTTAGGGAATTTATCAGTAATATCATCAACAATTAATGGTTGATTATTATTAGATTTTATTGGTTTTTTTAATTCTTTAATAAAATTTTCAAGATGTGGTGTATCATCTTTTGTATCTATATTAGTATTTAATTTACTAATTAAAACATCAATATCACCACTGGTTGATTTTTCTCTTCTAAATGAGCCACATATTTCAAAAACATATTTAGAATCTGTATTTAATTTATAATGTGAATTCATTTTTTTAACAATTCTTTCTAATATTTTATTAATTTTAATAATTTCAGTACGTGGAATATTACCAAAGAATTTTCCATAATATTTAATACCTAATAGTATTTTATCATTAGGAACTATTTCACCTTTTTCTATTTTTGTTTTAAGTTGTTCAACAGATGTTATACCTTGTTTAATCCATTCTAAAGCAGTTGTTCTACCAACACCCACAATAGATTCTAAATCTTCAAGCGCTTTAGTATTATTAGTTAAATTATTAAAATCGATTAATTCAGTAAGATAACCTTGATTAATAATTTCTTTAATTCTATCAATTGTGCCTTTTCCGATACCTTGAAATTGGCTAAATTCTTTGAGTGTTTCGATTGTTAATTCTTTGGGATATTTTTTAATAATTGAAAGGGCATTTTTAATTTGTTTAAGTCTGAAAGTGTTAGCAACAGTTTTTTTAGTATCTTTATTAGTTTTGGCTATATCAATATCATTTTGAATAAAATCAACAAGTTTTTCAAATTCTTGTATAATAGTTGTATTTATCATAAATTATTTTTATATATTAATATATTTATATATAAATTTAATATTTCATTTTTTTTAAAGCTTGTTAAAAACAAATTGTATTATTTATAATAATTAATAACTATGGATTTAAATATTATAAATAAAATATTTCCACCAACACTATTATCTAGCCAATTAAAATATGATCAAGAAGGTTTGTGGTCAATTAGTCTGCCAAAAGAAGCTGATGAAATTTCTAAATTAATTATTAAAATAATCGGTTCAAATAAAAAATTATTAGATGGAACTGCAGGATTGGGTGGGAATACTATTTCATTTTCTAAATATTTTAAAGATGTAATAGCAACAGAAATTGATAGTGATAGATTTGAATTATTAAAATCTAATATAAACACATTTAATTTATCAAATATTACAATATTAAATACAAGTTGTATAGATATATTAGATAATGAATATGATGGTTATTTCTTTGACCCTCCATGGGGTGGACCAAATTATAAACACAATAATAAAATACGATTTAATTTAGGAGATTATAGTTTAGAAGAATTAATACATAAAATTAAAACATTTAATAACAAACCAATTTTTTTAAAATTACCAAATAACTATGATTTGGGTGAATTTAGTATTTTTAATTATCAAATAAATAAAATTAAAAATTATCAAATTATAACAGTATTATAAAAATAAATTATTTAATCATAATTTTATTATAATTTAATCATGTTTATAATAAAACAGCATATATGCATTTGAAGATTTTATATCATCTCTAGATGTAATTTTTTTAAGAGGATTTGAATCATTATATAAATACCAATTATTATTAATCATATTTTTAACCATTGTTGTATAATGTCCTGCATTAATATTTTTTTTATGGCCAAATTCTTGATGCAAATTCACACCAATTAAATCATATTTACTTGATGATTTATATGGACTGGCTGGATTAAAGAATCTTTCTAAATCTAAATTCTTAATTGGATAATTAACATTATTAGTAATCTTATGTGCTGCAATCCCATAATCATTAATTATAAATCGTTTAATATGAAAAACTAAAATCTTTGGTGTTTTCCAAAGTTGAGTTTTATTAAATGCTTTTGTCTTAAGACCACACATATCACAAGTTATCATATTGTCCATATCTAATTGTTCCTCATGAGTTAAGTGTTCTATACATTCTAAAATATTATATGATTTTGTTAAATCTTTTTTAGTTTTAATTGGTATTGGCAATCCTAATGTTAAAAATGGTTCATAGCTACTATTTTTAATATTACAATAGGCACACTTTTGTGTATTTTCTAAGAAACCATCAAACATATTTTTAAATAAGGAATATTCTCTAATTTGAAAACGTGTCCATGATTCAGTTTGTTGTATGCAACATAGTGCATCACTCAAACTATAATCACTTATAACATCATCACTTATAACATCATCACTTATAACATCATCAAAATTTAATCCAGCTATATAATGAGCTTTAACTCCAACTTCTTCTTCTAATGTTGATATTAAAAAATTAAAAAATTCTTGTGAGTCTTGATGATTATATTCATTCCACATATCGTTCTTTTTTCCAATACTCATTTTAAATGTTTCGGGTGTAATTACACCATCTTCATGTTTTATACTATTTTTCAATAATATGTAAAGATGAGTAATAATAAAATCTTGCATTTTTTGAGAACCATTTGATTTTTTAATAATAACATCTTTGAATTTTAAATTACATATATAGTCCATAAATGAAGGAACTTGTTGTAAAATATGTAATATAGAATTCATATAACATGTAATACCCATAATATTGCTATATCTACAACAGCCTACTTTAATAACAGTCTTTGTTTTTGTTTTTGTTTTTGTATGTGGTTGCATTAAAATATATGATTCTTTTATCTTAAGGACTAAAGATATCAATTTTTTTCTAGCATATCATAAATATAACCTATGAAAATAGATTTTAAAAAAATAATTAATATAAAAAATAAACAAGATTTAAAAGCATTTTTATTAGATAAACCAATTTTTCAATCCAATTATTTATTTCATTATTTAATCCTATTGGGTAACCTAACTGCTCTAAAACTTGTAAAATTTCCAATATATATAGAAAATAATGATGGATTAAATGGTTTTCATATTGCAGCCAAAGAATATAATTATGATATAATATCCTATTTAATCAAAGAATATCCAGAATATATTTATAATAGAAACCTACAAAGAGAAACATTTGCATATTATCTACCTTTTGAAGAATTTGTAACATTAATAAAAGCCAATTCAAAATTAGACTGGAGTAATTTAATAGAACCTAATTTAATATCTAAAATATTAGCTAATTTAAATAATAAAGATTTAATAGAATTTTTAAAGTTATTTCCGCTTAATTTAAAAACAAATAATCAATTTTTGTTTAATATATTATATAATGATAATTTAAAATCACAAGATAAAATTAAAATTTTAGATCAGTTTACTGATCAAGAAATAAATACAAAAGCTGAAAATGGCAGTGGATTAATATTTGTTCCCATAGTCCTTGATGACTTAATAATATTTGATTATTTATTAAAAAGAAATATTGATGTTGACTATTATACATTTATAAATACTGAAAGTCCATTAAAATCTGCGCTATATCATGATATAAATAATAACCAATTTATTTATACTAAAAAAATATTAGATGTTGTAAAAGCCAAACCGGACATTTGTAAAAAATATGATAAATTTTTAGATAATATTGCTCATTCTCTACTTTATATAAGACATGCTCAATTTAAAATGATTACTTTTAATTATGCACCAGATTATGCAGTTCTTAAATTATGCACAGATGATATTTGGAATCAAATCAATATAGAAAAAATGTCACCATTAGAATTACTTATACATCGCGACTTTGAAGTCTATTCTAAAATTATCATTGATAATAAAATAGCTATTAATCCAGAATTAATATTAAAAACAGAACAAGAATTAAAAGATAATGTTCACGAAGCTACTATGCAACCACTAATATATAAATGGTTAAATTTATATAAAAAACAACCAAAATATGTTGTTCAACCAAATGATGTTATAGTTGAAGAAAATAAATATTCTCATTCAACACTATTTCAAGCAAAGTTTAAAGATGTCGCTATTTTTAATTTATATTTGAAAGATACATATAAAAATTTATTAATACCAAACATGAATTCATTAGCTATTGAAAATTTAACATTTGATGATACATTTCAATTTTCAGATAATTTAATTGCAAAAAATCAGGCTTTCCCGTGGATAATCTCTTATCATTCTGAAACTGAATATTTTATTCACCCATATTTAAATAATCTTATTAATGCAGAAAGATATGCAAATGATAAACGATTTAGTGCAGTATTTGTTAGTTTAATATATGAACAAGCATTACACGCTAATATATTAATTTATGATTATAAAAATATGACTATAGAAAGATTTGAACCATACGGCAACACTGTTTTAATAGAAAATACTATTGATGATATATTAGAAGAAGAACTAACATGGTCAACAGGACTTAAATATTTAAGACCAAATGATTATTTACCAATGGCTGGTTTTCAAACATTATCAGATGAAAAGAATCCAGTAACACAAAAAGCAGGTGATTTTGGTGGTTTTTGTTTAGCATGGTGTTTGTGGTATTTAGAAACTAAATTAAAGAATCCAGATATAGAATCAAAAATATTAGTTGAAAAATTAATTAATAAATTAAACCAATCTGAATTAAAATTTATTGAATATATTAGAAATTACTCTAATAAAATAAATAAAAAAAGAATTGAATATATGAAAGAAATAGGCATTGATAGTAAAGAAATTTCAAATATACATTTATCAAATAATAATGATGATAAATTAACTGATTATTTAGTAAATAAATCAAAAATGTAATTTTTTCAAATATAATTTTTCAAATATTATCAATTGTCGCATCTAAATCTTCTTCACCAGTGTCTTTATAAATAATTTCACCTTCAAATGCAACATGGGTGCCAATATTTGATTCACTAATACGTGCTTCTTTAATTTCGCCTCTACTCCGAAGATCGCTTACTTGTGCGGGTAAATACTTGCCTATTATATAATACTTTGGAGTAGAGGTAGATGTATCACGTAAAATTTTTACAACATCGCCTATTAGTATTCGTGGTGGTTTTTTACCTTTTAGGTGGGCTTTAACAGAATGAATTTTTTCTTTTGTTTCAATAATTTCAATTTGAAAATGCAAAGAACCTTGTTCTTTTAATACTTTAGCATAACTAGTGTCAGATGTGGTGCAGGGTGATAAATCACGTATACGGGTAGTTCGTTGATGCTTTTTTGTATGCGTCGAAGAAAACATGTTATAATTAATCATTATATTTAGATTTAAATATTTTTTTTTTCAATTTTTTTATATATAATGTATAATAATGAGTTTTAATAATAATATTAAAAAACCCAAATTGGTTGAATCTAAATTAGTTAATTTTTATAATAATAAGATTAAGGCGCGCACTCTTGCTGTACAACTTGAAAAAGAACAACTTGAAAAAGAACAACTTAATAATAATATTAATAATAATATTAATAATAATACAATACCTGAGATTACAATACATAAAAAAATATTTAACAATATTATAGAATTTATTAAAGCTAACTATGGTTTTGTCTTATTAATTAGTCTTATTATTATATTATTATATATTCGCTATATTGAAGTAACAAGAAGAAAACAACAATTAAAAGATTTAAATAATAAAAATATTAAAAATAATAAAAATAATAAAAATAATAAATATATACTTGATACTGATAGCGACAGTGATAGCATTAGTGATAGCTATAACAAATAACAAATAACAAATATATATAATTCCTTATAAAAGTATTTAAAGTATAAAAACATTTATTAAATAATGAGTGATATTTTATATTCGGAACACGATTATTTAGAAACCTTTAATAATTTTATAACACAATTAAAAACCATTTATCCAAATGAATCTACAATAGAAATTCTAAATGAACTTATGAATAAAGAGGATACTATTAAAATCAATAATGGTAAATTATTTGCATCTTTATTTGATGATGATACATTTGATTTATTTATAAAAAGCAAAATTAAAGTATTTTCTCATAAAAATCAAAATACTCTAAATATATCAGAGAGTTTATTTGGGTCTAATTTTTGTCTTAAAAATTTATTAAACAATCAATCGGATGATGTTAAAAAGATTATTTGGTTTAATTTACATACTCTAGTTATGATTACATATTCATTAGAAAGCACAGTTGCAAATAAAAATAGAATTAGTCTTTTATCAATGGTTCTAAATCCAACAAATCCAACAAATCCAACAAAATCTGGAAAACTAAATGATGTGTTTGGTGTTGAAGTTAATGATGAAACTACACTAATGATGGATGATATTATGAAATCATTTGAAAACGTGTTATCAGGTGCAAATGGCACAAATCCAATGTTAGGTATTATGGAAGTTAGTCAACAAATTTCAGTTAAATATGCCAGTAAAATTAATGATGGTTCTATTGAAATGGATAAAATAATGAAATCAATTTTTAGTAAGATGCCTGGAATGGAAAAAATGATGGAAAAGATGATGTCGGGTGTTAACGGTGGATCTGACGGAATGAGTGGATTAATGAGTGGTCTTATGGGCGGTTTGGGTGGTGCTAACCAAAAACCTAAAGAAAAAGTTATTATTGATGAAAACTTTTCAACTGCAGATGTTGAAGTAGGTAAAATTCAAGAAGAAAAACAAACTATGAAACTAGGTAGTGTATTAAAAATGGCAGATAGTCTTGGTTTTATTCCAAATGGTTCTACACCTACACCACCTACTGTAGAGAATCTAGATAATGGACTATCAGGATTAGGCGGTTTAGCTGGTTTGATGGGTGGTGATGGAGCAGGATTAGAAAGTTTAATGGGTGGTCTTGATATGGAGAGTTTGATGGGTCCAAATGGATTAGAAAGTTTAAATAGTTTAATGGGTGGTAGTGGTTTTGAGGATTTAATGAAAGGTGTTATGAATGGTTTAAATGGTGATACCAAGTCAAATATCGACATAACAAAACTTCAGAAAGACATGGATTCATTTTTACAAACTAAACAATAAAATTAAATTAAATTAAATTAAATAATTAAATACAAACAATATAATACAAATAAAACATATCCAAAAAGAAACTATAATATAGTTTCTTTTTAGCAATGCATAATAATCACTTGTTAGGTTTTTAATCATATAGGTGTCTTCAAGATAATAACCACATTTATTTTTATAATATTCGCGTGTTCCAACGCCTGCAATAACAGCTGTTTTATAAAGATTATTTTGAAGTGCAATTATTTCGGCTGTTTTGACCAATAGTTGTCCATAGCCTTTGTGTTGCTGTCCTTTGCTTGCACATGATACATGTGTATCACTAACACCAATTGAATTGCCATAAACATGAACTTCTCTAATCAATGCACAATTTTCCAACACTTTAAAAATACCTGCACCAGGGTTAGAGTCAATTCTAAGTCGACAAAACCCAATTAGTCCATTATAACTATCCATATCACCGCCCCAAAATATTTGTTTACCTGTAAAAATATATGATAGATAATATTTAATCAAATACTTATAATATGAAAATGAATTATAACTATTTGTTTCTACTGAAATAAAGTATTCGCGACCTTTTGATGCAACATATTCTCTAACCACCAATCTAACATTTGATACTGATTTTTCCTTATCGCCAATTTCCATACACCTAATACACTTACATTTATTATTTTGTTTTACTTGAGGATAAAGTATTGAACTAATATAATATTTCATTTTATTAAACATATTTAGTTTTTGAAAAGCTGCTTGATTATCTCTAAATGTTTTTTCCATTTTATCTTGAATAAGTTGTCTTAGATTACTTACTTTATTATAGCCAACCTCAATAGAGTGCCCTGGAATATCACGAACAAGTCTCTGAATTCTTACCCACGGTTGAACATTAGACTTATACCATATAAGCACATCTATCAAATCATTCAAATTTGTTTCTGCATATGGTGTATAAAGTCCCGCATTATACCAATCCAAAATATCTGATTTGACAATAATATTTGGATTTGATGATTTACACACAGCTGTCGGATAAACTTTAGTATCATCAAATCCAACATCTGGATTTTCAATAGATTCCTTAAACATCCACAAATCAAGTTCCTTTGAAGAACCAGGCAAATCAGGCATCAAATGACAAACAACTTTAAAAGCCATTGCTTTCAAAAGAGCAATAGCCCTAATTGTATCTGCTGTATAACAGTCGCGATTAATCTTTCGCAAAATTTCATCCGAATAATGTTGAACACCAATTTGAATACGTGTCACTCCCCATTTTCGATAATCCTTAATAGACTGTGTAGTAATAAAATCTGGTCTGGTCTCAAGTGTCAAACCAATTACACGATACTTACTTGTTTCATTAATTGTAATCTCTTCTTCAATTGTTAATGGTTGACGTTCATTTGATGTATTTTTAAATTCATATGTATTTGCACCCCAATATATGTCTCTAATTACTTGTTTTCTATAGGCATATGGATACGATTCCCATGTTCCACCAGATACAATAATTTCCATTTTATTAGATACAGTTGATTGTTGAATATTACCAGTTTTAATATAAGTAGTAATTCTGTCCCAAATCTGGCACTTAATATCAAAATTATACAATAGTGCTCTCAACATTGCGGGTTCAGTTGACAAATATGATTTTGGTTGTGTGAGTGTGCCTTCAAGATTTGATTCAGTAGGACAATAAGAACATTTTTGAGGACAACTAAAAACATCTGGTCTAAGAACAACAGTTGAAACAAGAACACCAGATAGCGACCTCATTGCTTTTTTAATAAGACACCTTTTAAAAGTTTCATTAAGTGGAATATCTGTATAATACTTTTCATAAATAGTTTTAATATGGCACTTTGAAGGAAGAATACCATAAATTTTACTAATTCGATTTTTTGTTGATTCTATCTGTTTAACAGTTGGTAGTGGTTTAATATCAATCAATCCAACATCATTGATCAATTTTCCAACATACAATTTGAGCTTGGATTCATCTATTAGTTTTGAACTAAACTTGTTAGTTTTAATTTCTTCAATATCATTATATTCGTATTCGTATTCGTTAGTCATTAAAAAAAGTATACATTATAATTTAATAAATAAAAATTTCAATTTTTATTTATAACCTCATCCAGCGCTTTTAAGCATTGTTCATATATGACATCTATATGTTGATTTGCATCTATTGTAATTATATGAACTATTACAACATTATTATACATTTGTTCATATTTTGCATCTAATCGTTCTATATAATCTAAACTAATTAATTCTTCACTCATTCTACATCTTTTATTAATTCGTTCATAACATATTTTGGGGGATGCTTTTAGATAGATAACTACATCTGGAATCCATCCATAATCATAATAGTATTCATTAGTTAAATCCAATTCAATTTTAGATAACATTAAATCTTCATGCAATAATTCACCAAATACTTTTTGACAAGATAATGGAGACCGCTCAAATATACCGTTTTCTATTGGTTTTCTTTTAAAATGACTTTTTAAAATTTTCATTTGAAAACCAAAAGAATGTTTTTTCATATCTGCATAAAAAAGCTTTAACCAATCATTCCACTCATTGACTGGTTCAGTATACACAGGATAATCTATTATTTGTGATTTCATTATTTTGTCAATTAAGGTGCTCTTTCCACAACCAATATTACCATCTATTACAATTTTCATTATAGTTATTTTAACTTATTATTTAATAATAATTTAAAATATCAACTTTTTTTATATATTATATATTATATAATTACATTTAGTTCAAGTGTTAATGAATAATTCATATATAACAAATCTATAATATTACCTCTTGGATCAACTAAATCTATTTTTAATTTTGATATATCAGTTGGTTGACGAAATATATATGCCTTTGTTATAAAATCAGAACTATTATTAAAAATATGCCCCGATTTATCTTCAGTTATCATAATTTTAGCTAATAAATATTGATTAACTAATTCTGTTTTTATTATTTGCGTTGTTTGTGTGTCAGTTTGTATTGCTTGATAATCATTTATTATTACACCATAATCATTTATTTTTAAAAACAAATAATGGTCACCTAATGAATCAAGCTGTGATTCACTTTTAATATAATGTGTAATGGCATCGTTTAGCTGACCATGTATTGATGTATATGTTTTATTTATAAAACCAAGTGCAAATCCAAGTGATTCTAAAATATCAGAGTCATTATTAAAATCTATAATAAAAGTATTATTAGATTCAATTGCTACATATCCAGTAATTTGACTAAATATAATTGTAAAATCTGTAGCATTAGCAGTATTTATTATATTAAATTTATCTTGAATAGCTAATAATAATTGGTCATAAGCATACATTCCTTCATTAATAGTAATAGTATGTGTTTTGCTATTTTCAATTATTTTAAAAAATGTATTTTGTTTTTTGGTTGTAAAAGTAAAATATAAATTTGGTAATTCTATACTTGATAATTTTATATAATTACAATTTTTAATTTTTTTACTAAAGTTATATACAAATGACCCAGGGTTTGGATATAATGTTTTATTTCTAAAGCGCGAATCAATGTTTACTATTAAGGTTTCCATATATTTATTTAAGATTTAAAATAAAAGAATTTATATTTTTATTAATTTCAATAATTAATATAATTGCTATAGCCCATATAGGAATTAACCAATAAGGAATATTTATAATGTCTGGTTTTCTATAATTCCATGTTTCATCAAAGAAGGTTATAAATATAGATTCTGTTATAACACAACATACTGCTACACCAAGATATATTATGGCTAATTTATAATCATGTTCAAATATAAATATACCAAATAAATAAATTAATAATGCTAATAATAATCTTATATATTCTTTTTTAATTGTATAAAATAAAAATAATGTTAATAAATAAACTATTCCAATATTTATTATTTGTCTCATAATATTATACTATATTATACTATATAAATATTTTTACATATATTAATATTTATTTTCTTATTTATAATTATATAAATGTTAATAGATATTAAATATATTCAAACTAAATATAATCTATCAAATGAACAAATTTTAAATATCTTTAATGTTCCACATTTTGAAAGACATATTGAAACATATAATAAAAAATTTAATATGGATTACTATAATAAAACATATTTATATAAATATACAGATTATGAGGAGGCCTATATAAATTGGATTACAAAACGTGATTTAGGCTATAAAGGTTATGAACATGAAGAAGATGGTATTATTTATAATTCTCAAATAAATCAAGATTATATAGTTATTAATGATTTATTTAAAAAATGTTTTGGTGGAACATTTGTAGAATTTGGCGCAAGTGATGGTATTTTTTTAAGTAATACATTAACTTTAGAAAAATATTTTAATTGGACTGGTTTATTAATAGAATGTAATGATGAAAGTTATTCTGAATTAATTAAAAATAGACCCAAATCTAAATGTGTTAATGAAGTAATATATGATTGTGATGACGAAGAAATTGATTTTATTAATGGTGATAATAATGAATTATCAGGAATTAAAAATGACATGTATCAAAAGATAAATGAAAAAAGTATTACAAAAAGAAAAACAAAAACTTTAGAAAGAATATTGGATGAAAATAAAATGCCTAAAATAATTCATTTTATGAGTGTTGATATTGAAGGTGCTGAATATAAAGCATTAGTAAATTTTCCATTTAATAAAAAATATATTGTATACTGTTTAACAATTGAACATGGTTTTAACAATGAAAATAAACTTCGAATAAGAGAGTTGATGAAAACAAATAATTATCAATTATATAGAGAAAATTTATGGGATGATATATTTGTATTGGGAGAATTATTAACTAAAAAAATTGTTAATAGTTTTGATATTTTTGATACACTAATTCATAGATATTATTATCATGATGATTCAATAATTAAAAAAGTAGCTGATGAAATCAAAGACAAAACATTCTATCAAAATAGAAAACAACAAGAAAATAATTCAAAATCTTTAGAAGAAATTTATAATAATATATTTACTGAATCTGATGCTAAATTATACTATAATAAAGAATTAACTTTAGAAATTGATAATTTGTTTATTAATAATACAAATTTAAAAAAAGTAAAATCAACTGATATTTTAGTTTCAGATATTTATTATTCATATGATGAATTAGCAAAAATATTAGAAAAGTTTAATATTAAGAATACATATTATTGTTCAAAAGATGGTAAACGAAGTGGATGGATGTATAAACAATTATTAGAGGAATATATTATAGTTTCACATTTTGGAGACAATCCATATAGTGATGGTATTATGGCTCTGAAAAATGATATTAATTCTATTTGTAATAATTTTGGAGTATTTAATAATTTTGAATCAGAATTAATTAAAAATAATTTCTTTAATATTGCATGTTTATTAAGAAAAACGCGTATCAGTTTATCATTTGATATTATGTCTGAACAAATTATTATAGCTGAATTAACATTTATGATAAATCTAATTATTTATATTTTAATTATTCAAAAATATTCAGACTATGATAACTATTTATTAAGTATGCGTGATTGTTGTCATTTATTTAACTTTTTTAAAACATTCAATAAAAATAAACAATATGTCAAACTATATACAAGTCGTAAAGCTTATTTAAATAATTCGCTACATTTTGTTAATTATTTTAGGGAATCAGTTGGATTTAATAAAAATTTATTAATTGATATGAATGGAACAGGTAAATCAGTATTGACTTTTTTAAATACTCATAATATTAGCGAGGTTGATATATTATATATTTTTAAATTTAATAATCAAAATATTAATTTTATTATTAATGATAAAGAGTTTATTGATATATTAGAAATTATAAATTATGATTATAATGGTAAATGTATTGATTACTGTGGAGGACCTATATTTGAAAAAGTTGATTATGATATTAGTAAAATATTACAAATACACCATTTTGTTAATTTTGCATTGGACAATTGTTCTAATATTCAAGATGAAATTTTAAATACACTACTTTTAATTAGTTCTGATAATTTAATTCAATTATTAAAAATTTATTTAATACTCTATAAACATAGTCCATATTATAAAAATACTAAACATAATGCTAACTAAATTATTTATAATTATCATATATTTTTATTAAATCATTTTTCCATTCTGTTATTGTTTCTTCATCTAAAAATAAACATGAATTATTTGAATTTATATCAATCTCAACTAATTTTCTGTATGCAATATCAAGACCTAATTTAACTGCAAAATCAATATATTCTTTTGTAGTGTTTGATATATATTTTTCTAAATTCATCTTCTTATAAAAACCTGTGGTAAAACGACCATTAATCATTTGAGATGGTTGAGTTACTATCGGTTTACCTAAACTAAATGCCTCAAAAGATGAATTACATCCACCAAATGGATAAACGTCCAAAAATATGTCTGATATATTAATTAAATTCATATAGGTAAAATGATCCATTCCATTAAAGAATTTGATTTTATGACCTATTCCAAAATCATTAAATCGTTCTATCACTTTACTCTTATCAGCACTTTCTAATAAAATTAAAACAGCATTTGGAATTTGTGATAATATACCTATTATGTATTCATCAAATAATGGATTCAATTTAAATAATGATTGAGCACAAAAATATATTACAATATCATTTGTAAAACCAAAATGTGAACGAGCTTTAAATAATGCCTTATTGTGACGACTTATCGGACTAATATATGATGTGCATAATGAATTTTGTAATATTAATTTTTCTGAATAATGTTGTTGTGATTCTTCATATGGTAATTCATATAGTTTTGAACTAAAAAAATAATCTATTGAACTTATACCAGATGTATCAGAATGTCCCCATGTATTACACTGTATTTTGGCTAATTTGAGGTGTGCCATAAAGTATGATATTGAATCCATACCAATCTCACAGTAAACAATAATATCAAATTGTTCTTTTATTAATCTTTCTTTAATCTCAGTTAGCTTTCTACTTAATAATATATGTTTGGCATTACCAAAAGTATATTTAACACTTGAATCAAGATTATCAAATGTGGAAAAATAAATTTGAAATCTATTATCTAAACTTAGTTGTTTAATAACTTGATGTCTATCTTTATAAACAGAATGTTGTCTAGTAAGTTGAGACCCATGAAATAGCACCTTTATTTTTTTATTTGTATAATTAGTATTAATTTGGTAGTTTAAGTCTGGACATAATTTTCTTAATATTTCGGATTTTAATTTAAATATTTCAACAGAAGGCACACCTTGATATGATAAATTAAAATTACCTATTTTAAAAGCCATAACTTGTGTTAAATTTATTTGATTATTAATTTTATTTTTAATACTTAATAAATTATTATAAATTGTTTTTCTATTTTCAATAAATTCATTAAATGTTTTATGATAAGGATTAAAACTAATTGCAATCGATAATAAAAAATTAATAAATATAATATTGTATTGACCAAAATCATACTTTAATAAATTATTAAAATCTTTTAAATTCTCCAAATTATACATTTTATTAAATATATTACTAACTGCATTTATTATTGAATCATCATCTGTATAATTTAATGTTTGACTAAGTAATAAAAATAATATTTGTTTTTTAAATTGTTCATTTACTTTAATTTTATCTATATATAATTCATTTTTACTCAAAGAATCACATATTGTAATTATATTTTCTTTAGTTTGCATTAATTGTAGCGCCTTAACTAGTGTAATATGAAATTTAGATAATGTTGATTCATTAATCTCAAGTTTAGATAAAATTTTAGTATATAATGTTTTCTTAACATCGACAAATTTAGTTCTTTCAATTAATAAACTAACTGTTTCTAAAATATGAACATCAACAAAATGAGTCAATATATTGACCATATTATTCTGCAACATATCCTCTTTTTCTGTTAAAATTGATATTGTAATTTTTTTAATAATCAATTCATTAACCTTTGTCAAATCATAATTAATATTAATTTCATTATCAATTAATACTAATAAACCTTCATAATCTTTAATATTTAATAATGCTTTCTCTTGAAATTTATAATTGAGCGGTATTGAATATCTAGGTAGATTATTTATATAACGTGAATATTTGCTTAATATTTCTTTGCAAATATTAATATCTACACTTTTAACACAATCAAAGATATGCCAATTTATCAAATTATAAAATTGATTAATATCAAATAATTTTTCATTATGAGACATAAAAAATGCATTAGTAACAAAAACATTAAGAGGCATTGTTATAAATTCATTATCAAATATTACTTTGGTTTTTTTAATTCGACTATCTATAACATTCAAGTCAACCATTTGATTTAATGTTAAAAATATAATTTGTTCAAATACCAAACCTAAATTTAACACAATTTGATATATCAAGTTTAGGTTATTTGAAAGATTAACATGAATAATATTGTGATGTTTAGAGATTTTTAATTTAACATCAAAATTCATTGTCATAACAAAATATCTAGCATTTTTATAAGTTTGTGTTTCAAGTTGAGTAATAATTTGATTAAATAATTTAACATTATTTTCAGTTAATATAATTATAACATTAAAAAAAGTATCCGTAATTGATTCAATTTTACAGAAATCTTGGATTGATTTTAATGATAAATTTTTATTATAAATTTGTCTGTATTCTAAATTATTTAAATTATTATAAATATTATAAAGTAATTTATAATTTTCACCTATATTTTTATACGCTTGGTGTAGCTCAATATTATAATTATCTGTTGTATCAAACATACTTAACGTATCTTCAGAAGCTTTTAAAATAACAAATGTTAATTGGTTTTTATCATTTTGTTCAAATACCCAATTATTTTTAGCAATGTAAAATATAGTTTTATTACTATTTAACCAACATAAATCATAATTTGTTGTATTTGTTGTATTTGTTAAAGTTTTTATATTAGTAGAAAAATTTATAAAAGGTAAACAATTACTTTTAAATAAAATAACTTGCTCTAAATTATTTTTAAATTTAGGGAGTTCTGAGAGTTTAATTATTTTGTAATTATAATCTCTAAAGTAATATTCTATTTTTTTAATAAAATCTAAATTTATTATTTCAAAAACTAAATAAATATTATTCATTAATATAATATGGGATATTATTCTTTAACTAGTCGAAACAATAAAAGAAATTATTATTCGATACCAAATACAAGTAAAAATAATATGAATAATGTAGATGATGAACTATATGATGACTTTATTATGACAATTAGTAAAAAAATTATAGCAAATCTTCCACAGAGTCAAATGGAACAATTGTTATTTAGTATCTTAACTAAACTTAATACTATTAAAAAAGAAAGTTTTAATTATCAAACTAATGAACATTATATTGAACTTTGTGTCTTACAAAAAGCAATTGATTCATTAAATAAATTAATTATCTATAAAAAAGAAATTATTGATCTAGAAACTGAAAATGCTAAATTAAAACTAGAATGTGCCGCCCGTGCTGCATCAATTGTTATGGATGAATCACTTGGATTAGAGATTGATTGTGGTATTAAAGTTGAATATATTAAATATATCGAACAATATGGCTTTCCTGATGATGGTGTTTTTGATTTATCCAAATTAGTCGAAATTAAAGCAACACTCGGGATGTTATAATGTTATAATATTTCAAAATAAATTACAACCATTAACAATATAATTTTTAAAATAAATATCAGCCAGCTAACCATATAATTTTTAAAATAAATTACACCTACTAACCATATAATTTTTAAAATAAATTTCAACCAGATAACCATATCATTTTTATAATTAATAATTTATACTTTTAAAAACAATATGTGATTACTCTCTCACGTTTTTCACCCAGTCCTAAAAAAAATACTATAACTTAGTATATACAATGTCTACAACCGGCGATAGTTCTTTAACCCAAACTTATTTTTTCTCAGATGTATTTGCTATTGAAAAAGATGCAGCTCTTTATGCTGCACCTCCAACTGATGCAGGTGCTAATTATGATTATATCATTTCATTAGATGCATCAACCCTCTCTCAATTTTTTACTACTAGTACATATACACAAAGTGCTGAATCAAATAATGTTGATATAACATTAACACTTAATAATACAGCATTAAATGTCGCAATTGATGCATCGTCAATGACTTCTCCTGCTGGAGCAGGGGCTGATGGTAAACGTTCATTACTTAATGGTGTTCAACCATCATTAGGTGTTGATACAAGAATATTAGAAATTTTAGCTCTTAAAATTTTTGGACATGCCCGAGCACGTGCTGCAATTGCAAATGATGGTAATATTATTAATGGATTAAAATATAATTTATTTAATCATATCCATAATATTGTAACTAACCATAAAGATGATATTTTTAACCAATATGTAAACTATGATTTAACTACTATGAATACAAATGACGTTGATGTGGCTGTTTCTTTTGAATTTTCCAATGATTTGCTTTCATTCCCTGCATACCTCAGTGGTTCTTTATATAGCAGTGCAAATGCAGCTGGTGGTGTTAATGATATTTCAGATGCTCTTCAAAATGGTCCAGATAGTGGTGATGCTAATGATACAAAATTAGAAAATGGTGCCTACAATGTTCCTATTTTATTCAAAATTGGTAAAATTGTTGCTTAAACATAATCTTATAATAATTAAATCTAATTTTATTAAATAAAAAAATATTTTTTATTTAATAATTATATACATCCATAACCAGCTAATTTAGTTTTTAAAGTGTCAGTAACAGATTTTAATATTGATGTTTTTTGTTTGAGTTCTGTATTTGTATGTTTTAAATATGACATATCTGAACTATTAGTTAGAGCTATTGAAACACCCTGATCACATAATACTTTCCAATTGTCAATGGTGCTAACAGCTTTTGATATAATGTGTTTATCATCTGTTGATAATTCTGCTTTAACTAAATTAGAATCAGGAACAACAAAATGATTTATATAATTCATTGCACAATTAACCTCACCCATAACACCCTCTAAAATAAGTTTGGTATCATGAGCTGTCTTTGGCACTTTAATTTCGGATGTTACTAAAATTGTCTTCTTAAAACGACCAAATACCTCAGACAAATTATAGATTTTTCTTAAAGCCTCAACTACGGCGCGCAAAAAAAGAGTATCATTTATAATATTCACATTTTGTAATCGTTGAGTAAAATTTATAAATAAATTACTCAAATCATCAGCTGCTTTACCAAAATCATTAAAACCGTCAGTATCAATGTCTAATTGCATTTGTCTTGTATCATTTGCAATATTAGCTGCTGCTCTGAACAACTCTGAATAATCATCTATGGTGCCTTTGCCATGAAAATCAGAACATTGAATCTGACCTGCTAATATCTTAATCTCATTTACTAAAGTATCAGACTCTGTTATCACATTATCATCATAATTATAATTAACTGTTTCTGTTAAATCTTCACTAATTTGTGGCACGTGATTAATTGGATCTGTTGTATCAAATGTTGTTTCAGTTGTAACAGAGACATCGGGAATAACTGTTTGAGTATTTGTTATTCGAATACCTGTTTCTACAATCACCTCATTAATAACCTCATTAGGTTGATTAGGTTGATTAGGTTGATTAGGTTGGTTTGGTTGGTTTGGTTGGTTTGGTTGGTTTGGTTGGTTTGGTTGGTTTGGTTGGTTTGGTTGGTTTGGTTGGTTTGGTTGGTTTGGTTGGTTTGGTTGGTTTGGTGAGGATGGAGGAGTAACATTAGAAAGATTATTATCAGACATTATATATATTAAATTAGAAAAAATCTATATATTTTTTTTGAAATAGATTTTAGACAAGTATTTTATTAAAAAACATATATAATAGTAATATCAAATTCTAAAATTTTTAATGCAATTTTAGTTAGCTGTTCTTAAAAATATCTGAAAAAATTGATATAAACATGTATTAGATTTATAATTTAATAATAAATTAACATGGTTAATAATTTTAATTGTCCAAAATGTGGATGTGAGTTTAATTTTAAGTCTCGTTTTATTGCTCACCAAAATAGAAAAACACCATGTGATATTAAAAAAATAACAAAAAATAATGAACCTTTGGAAAAACTCAAAGTTGTTTCAGATAATGAACCTTTGGAAAAACACAAGGTTGTTTCAGATAATGAATCTTTGGAAAAACTCAAAGTTGTTTCAGATAATGAACCTTTGGAAAAACTCAAAGTTGTTTCAGATAATGAACCTTTGGAAAAATCTATTATTGAACTTATTAATAAACTAGAACATAAAACTAAACAAAAAAAAGTCAATAAAAGTGAATCAAATAAATTAAATGTGTTGGATTTATTTTGTGGATGTGGTGGAATGACAACAGGTTTAGTAGATGCTGGATTAAATTTAATTGCAGGTATTGATATTTGGGATAAAGCAATTAATAATTATCAAAAAAATCACAAACATAAAGCAATTTGTGCAGACTTAACTAAACTACCACCTGATTTATTCTCAGATACACATAAAATTAATTCAAAAAGTATAGATATTATAGTGGGTGGGCCCCCATGTTTTATTGCTGGAACGAAAATATTAACAAAATCAAACTGTAGCTCTGTAAACTATAAAAATATAGAGGATGTTTTATTAGAGGATGAATTATTGACTCATACAGGTAAATTTCAAAAAATAGTTAATTTGCAGAGTAAAACATATTCGGGTGATTTATATGAATTGTATATTAAATGTCATCCAGAAGTTATAATTTGCACCGATGAACATCCTTTTTTTGTTCGTGAAAAATTAGATGAAACAAATTTTGGTGCGCCATTATGGAAGCCTGCTAAAGAACTAACATTAAATGATTATTATGGGATGGTTATTAATACTAATGAAATAATACCAGAGCTTGAAAATGAAAAAATTGATACTGATTTAACATGGTATATGTTAGGATATTATATTTGCCATAATAATGAACCAACAATTCCAGAATGGGTTCAAGATGGTCCAAAAGAATTTATACAGGAATTTATAAATGGTTATAAAAAAGCATCAAAAACAAATAACAATATATTATATACAACATCTTATAATATAGCATATGGATTACAGCGTTTATATTTAAAATTAAATAAGATATTTGAAATTAATAAAATAAGTGATGATAAATATATTATTCAAGAATCTGAAGGATTTATTGAAAATAATTATGTGTGGTATGCACCAATAAAGATAAATAAAAGACACACAATAGAAACAAGAGTATATAATTTTGAGGTTGCAAATGATAATAGTTATATTGTATCAAATATAATTGTTCATAATTGTCAATCTTTTAGTATTGCGGGACGACGTGATAAGAACGATCCAAGAAATTCATTATTTATGGAATTTGTAAAATATCTTAATTTTTTCAATCCAAAAGGATTTATTATGGAAAATGTAATTGGAATTTTATCAAAAAAAACAGAATCTAATGAAAAAGTGATTGATATTATTATGGCTCAACTAACACTTAATTACAATTGTATTATTAGTAAATTATATGCAAGTGATTTTGAAGTGCCACAAAATAGGAGGCGTGCTATAATTATTGGTATTAGAAAAAATTTAAATATTATTCCTAAAGAACCCAATGTTATTTTGAAAGTGGACAAAAGAATACCTGTTAAAACAATATTGTTAAATAAAGATCTTGTTGATAAGTCATATTATCTTAGTAAAGTAGCAATTGAAGGAATTAAAAATAAAAAACTAAAATCTATAGAAAAATGTGCAGGTTTTGGTGCACAATATCTTGACCTTGAAAAACCATCATATACTATTCCTGCAAGATATTGGAAAGATGGTTATGATGCATTAGTTAAATATAATGATACAGAAATTAGAAGATTAACAATATTAGAGCTTAAACGTATTCAAAGTTTTCCAGATAATTATATTTTAGATGGTTCTAAAAAAGATGTTATAATGCAAATTGGTAATGCAGTTGCATGTAGGTTTGCATTTCATCTTGGAAAACATATACAAAAATTATTAAATAATTAAATTATTAAATAATTAAATAAATTTATTCATATTCTTCTATAATTAAATCATTAAAAAAGTTACTATTTAATGAGCGAAAATGTGAATAATTACGATTATTACCAATATGCATTCCTGAATCAAATATAATTTTATGTCCAATAATACCACAAATAAAACTTGCATAATTAAATGGTTTACCAAAACATATCTTATTAAAAGTATCACCGGTTTTTTTAATAATAAAGAATCCTTTATTATTAAACTTTTTATTTATATGGCTTTCCATTTTATCACTTTTCCATATTGCAATTAAAAGATCATCTTTTTGTAAATATTTTGGAATTAAATTTTTTATACTTGATAATCTTTTATCTTTAGAATGTGAATATAAAATACAAATATCATTTATATCTGTAATAGTTAATATTTGTCCACAATCATTATATGTATTATATGTTGGAACGCAACTACCGCTCCATGAATATCTATTATGTTTTAATGGTTTTTGGGTTCCAAAAAATTTAATAAATTCATCACGTGTTATATTTGCCACAATATTACCCCATTTATTATAAGCATTAATATGTTTTTTAACTTTGGAAAATAAATATTCTGATGCTGAAAAATCACCAAATGTAATTTTATTTGAATCTTTCTTCATTTCAAAACCATTTATATCTGGTTCATTATTAAAAAAATCACAGATTTTTTTAATAAGTAGCTTGTTAAATAAAAAATTTTATTTTTTATTTAATAATGTTCATTTTTTGAATTATGTTTTATACCCATTTGTTTTTCTAACCAATGTCCAATTTTGCCATCATGTTTTATATTAGAACTCTCTATATCTATCTTTTTTCCTTTAATATTAATTCTAAATGATTCTATTATTTCTAATTTATCTTTATCAATCGGTTCTAATGTATTGATCGGTTCTAATGTATCTTTATCAATAATATCAATAGGTTCTAATTTATCAATAATATCAATTGGTTCTAATGTTATTTTACTAAAACTGTTAGTTAAATTTTCTAGTATATTAGATATATCAGTTATATCAGTTATATCAGTCATTTTAGATTATAATAATATGAATAATTGATTTTATTTATATAATTTTCAACTTTTATTAGAACTATTATATAACTATATAACTATATAACAAATAAAAAAATTACTAGAATGAAGCAAATTATCTAAAGATTTGTATATTTAGATAATTAATAAATGACTGATTTGGAAGCTGCCAATAATTACTTTAAACAAGCCCAATATGACGATGCAATTAAAATATATACGATACTATTAGAACAAGATGGTGATAACAGTAAGATATTATCTAATCGTTGTTTATCATATATTAAATTAGGTAATTACAAGTTATCATTATCTGATGCAATTAATGTGGTTAGATTAGAACCAGAAAGTGCCAAAGGGTGGGGGCGGTTAGGTGCATCATTATATGGAGTTAATAAATTTGAAGAGGCTATTACGGCATATTCAAAAGCATATGAATTAGAACCACTTGAAATTTACAGTCAAATGGTAAAAGAAATCAATACTAAAATAGATGAGGTTAAAAAGTCAGTATTTGAAAATAGTTTATTAAATAAAATGAAGGAAGGTTCTGAACCAGTTAATAACTTATTTGGTTCAATGTTTGGTAAAATGTTAGAGTCTGTGCAGACAAACACTAAATTGATGGATAAGTTATCAAATCGTGATTTTCAGAATAAGGTGTTATCAATGGAAACGTCACCATTAAGTGCACTAAATGATAGTGAAGTAACAGATGTTTTAATGGAAATGTTAAAAAGCACAAAATTTGAATAGATTAAAATTTAATTAAAGTTCATCAATAATTTCTAACCCATCATCATTACTTTCATTAGTAATAATAATAGGTTTCTTTTTTGTTTCAGATAAGAGTTGTCTAATATTAATGTTTTGTCTTGGTGCATTAGCAAAGAATCTTTCTTTAGTTTTATCATCTTTAGTTTGAGCAGAATCAACTTGACAATAGTTAATAGGTGGGAACCCGCCATTTTTAAAAATATTTTTTTCCATTTTTTATATTATAAATATAATTAGATATTATTTATAAATTAAAATCAACAACTATATTTGTGTGTGAATCTTTTGGTTTTATAATTGGACTGATAAATTTGTTAGGCACAATTGAAGCTGTATTATTCTTTTCAGAATTTGTTTCAGAATTTGTTTCTGAAGCATGTTCTGAATGGTCTGAATTATTTATTTTATAAAAATGTTTGATATTACAACACTTTCCTTTATTTAAACATTTAAATTTAATATATTCAGAATCTGCAAGATCTCCAATAAAATTAATATATAAAAGTCTATGTAAGGCGTATTTTTTACGACAATAATAAAAATTAATATATGAATTCTTTTCATCATTTTTAATTACTGTTATATATCCATTCCAATGTGAACAATCATCACTAAATATTGAATTAGATAAATATTTACTTATTCTTTTTAAATCACTATATTGTAGTTTTCTTTCAACTGGTATATTTTTGCGTTGGTTTTTAATTAAATCAATTAAAATATTGTCATTATTCGGTTTATTTATTTTTGTTATAATTTCAGAATTATTTTTATTCATAATAAGTTACTATATATATATACATATAATTTATATACTGGTTGAAAAATATTATAATATTATTATTATAGAGTATAGGGTATTTATATATAATAAATAGGGTATTTATATATAATAAATAGAGTATATATTTTTAGGAATAGTATTAGAGCTGTCAAAATCAAATTTTAAGAAAATTGTATTATTAATATTTTTATCAGTTGTGAAATTTTTAATTGTTTCAGGTGTTATAGGAAGTTCACCTTGTAAAAATATATATTTAACAACAGAAAAGTTATCATAAACAACAATAGGTTTATCTATTAAATGGCTCAATATAAATAATTCAACACGACCATCTGTATTAAATGATGTTTTTCTGAACTTATTTAAAGTTGATTCAAAAAAGTTATTCTCATTTTTAAAATATTTTTTCAAAAACAATTTAATATCATCATTATCTTTTGTTAAATTATTCTGAATAAAATCTATAATATTTGCCTTGAATAAATATGTTAAACTAGTTTGTAAATCAGAAACATATTTTAAATTTCTTGATTCAATATCATATAATGGATTATTAATCCAATAATATGAATTAACATAAGCTCTAATTATTGAATCTTTATTTGGAACAATTTGTTGTATAAATTGTTTACCCAATTCTATTAATTCTGGATATTCATCCTCCACAATTTCTGTCGTTGATTTTAGTATTTGTCTTCTGCCAATTATTGGTATCTTATCTTTACCAAATAATTCAGACATTAATTTTGTAATATTAAAATTACTTGCTTTAATAATCTTTTGATTATCTCTATTTGTATATTGAGTATTATTAACAATATCTGAAACATAATAATCATATTCTTGAATAATTTCTTTAAACTTAATCCCATCTTGAATCATTTCTTCAATCACTTTATTAATAAAATCTATAGCCAAATTATCTAATAATTGTAATTTGCAATTATCATCTTTCCATAAACAATGATGATTATTATTACATTTGTCTTGAGTATTATGAACTTTACAATAATCACGCACATTTGCCATTTTATAAGATTCTAAATTTGGAAGTTCTTTAATCAGAACTATCATATTTGTTTTTTCTTTGTCTTTACTAGTTTTAATATCTTTGTCTTTGTTTTTGTCTTTAATTTTGTCTTTGATTTTGATTGTATCTTTTGGTGTAACACGGCCGCCTGTTTGTGGTGTTTGTGTATGTTCTTCTTCTAGTTTATATTGTGTTAATAATTTTTTATCAATAATTACTAATAATATTTTGCGCAGTTCATGTTTTTTATCTTTTAATGATAATAATTGATTGCGAACTATTGAAATAATTTTCTCTCGTATTTCTAAATTATCATTTAAATATAAACTTAATTCTAATCTATATAAATTATACGATTCATTTATATAATTATGTTGTTTAACACTCGTAGCTCTATCATCATAAATTATTTTATTATCATAATTAATAATTTCTTGATTGATGGTTTCATCTAATGGTTGGAATCTAGTTGATAATGCAAGCTTTTTAATATCATTTTCTTTAACAGTTTCATTTAGTATAGATATAGTAAGTCCATTAATTAGTAGAATAGAAATAATTTTAATATTATCATTATTTTTGTTATCATAAAAGACAGTTTTAGGTATATAATTTAGGTTAAGAACTTTATTAATACTATCTAATAATTTGATAGTATCATTTAGATTAAGCCATTTTGTTTTAACAGTTCGTATATTGTTAAATGTATAATTATAACTAATACCAGAAGGTGTTGTGGGTAAAAACAATCCATTAGTTAATTCTACATATATACATTTTTGTCTATCATCAATATATTGTTTTTTGATTCCAATATTTAGTTTAACTAATTTATTAATAATATTTTTAGCAGCTAAATCTGTATTAACAGTTGTTTGATTAATAATAGATTTGGTGCAACTTTTCAAATGATAATTTTTAAGTTCTCTAATAATATTTTTCATTGGTCCTGCATCCCTAAATACTTTTTCTAAATTTATTTTTTTAGTAACAGTCTCATCTTTTTGAACTTTATATATTGGAAAATAATATTTATCTTCTTTTATAAGAATAATAATATCTCTATCTTCTTCTAATTGCGAATAGTTCTCATTATTTAAACAATCTAAAAAAAATCTTTCTCTAATTTTAGTTTTTTCTAATGATCTAGACAATATTATAGTTTGTTTATTAAAAATATAAAAATTGATACCATTTGGTGTCACAACACCGGGTAGCTCAATTAGTTCACCAATCATATCATATTCTAGATAATTTGATGTTTTTAAATATTCAATATAATTATCTCTTGTTTTAAATGATTCACAAATATCACCATTATTTAAATATGTAAAATATTTATTATCAACATCTGCTTTTATAACTTCTATTAATCTGTTAATTAAAAATTCAATTGGTTTATCATAAATATTAGAAAGTGCATTTAAAAAATAATAGTAATCATGTTTAACTGTATATTTAAAAAAGTATCCAGATTTAGATTCTAATAAATAATGCTTTTTAATTTTTTGGTCATGGTCCCATATTTTATTAAAAAATAAATCTAAATATTTTTGTAATTTAATAAATCGCCCATCTTGAATCTTATTTGTATCTTGTAATATGTATAATTTATCACCTAATTTTGAGGAAGCATCAACAACTTTTTCATCTTTGGTTTGTTCACCCAAACATTTTAAATAATAATTTTTTTTAGCTTTATTAGCAGATATCATATGGTCTTTCTTAAAACAACAAGGCATACATAAATCATTTGGGTTATTTCCACGTGCTAAAAAACCAATATACATATGTTCTTGATTTTGTGTTGGATCGCATGAAAAAAAGTTAACAGTATTATCATCACCAGATAATTTAATAGCTTTAATAGTAGATTTAATATGTTCTCCTTTAATTTTCATATTAATTTCTTTTTCATAATAACCAGTTTTTGGGTTTAATTTATAACCATCCTTAATTAATTTTTCAATTTGTGTTTCGGGTGTAATATCAGGTCTACGTTTTTTATCATTACCAGAATTTTGACAAGAACGAGTCCATTGATTTTGCCCTTTCTCAGGTTTAAATCCTAATCTTGATTTATCGAGCGATGTAATAGAGCGGACTGTTTGAATACTTGAATCATGTTCAACATAATCTAAAACCTTAAATCGTCTTTTAGCAATGTTTGTTAGATTAAGTAAAGTATCTTTTAATTTTTGAAATTCTTTCTTTTTGTATAAATATGTTTCAACATATAAATAAATAACAACTTTCATAAAATCAATAATTTCATCTAATTGATCTTTATTACGTGCACCCGTAATTCTAATTTTATAACGGTCTCTATCACGACCTTGAATATCAATACCAATACCAGGCTTTTTAGAATGAGGCATTGTTTTTAATTTCTTTAAAGTTTTACTAGCTCTCTTAATAACTTTTTGATATTTACTTTTAACATAATCAATTTCTTTTGCGGAATATTCTAAAGTTATATTAAATTGTTTTGCTATTTCATCAATTAATTCTCTATCTGATAATTCATAATTTCTTAAAAAATATAAAATTCTAAGATGCATTTTTGTTCTATTTTCATATTTACTAATACGTTTATATCTTAAATAAGTTCCAAACTTTGAACTTTCAACAACATCAAGGTTCTTTTTAGATTGTCTTTTTTTAGGTTCAATTTCTAAAGAGACATAAGGAAAAAAGAATCTACTGAATTCTGACAAGTCATTATGATCAATCTTAAATTTTTCTGGAATGGTAAATTTTAAAATAGTATTAATAAATGCATACTTAAATCTATCATCAGGTGGTAAAATAAATTTTATTTTTTTATTTTCAGAATTAATTTTTTTTAATAAATCACGAACATAATTATAAGTTTCATTTATATCAACCACTGTGGCTTGGTCTTGTTCTTTCCATGTTATTTTATATTCAATCCGCCCGCTTTCATGAAGATTAATTGATAAGAATTTATCAGTAGTTTTATTATTTGGACTATTTATGGCAAGTTTAAATGATATGCCATATGGTGCATTTTCAAACCACCTTGCCAAAACTTCTTGATTTTCTACTTTTTCAGTTTGAGTATAAAATTTATAAGTTAATTGCGAATCAGGTGTTTGATATTGAATAAATGGATATTTTTTATTAACAACAAAATTATCAAATATTCTATATAAATCAAATTTATTATTTGAAACTGTTCCTGTTATATTTTTTGAATCATTTATATTAACGTGAATAATTGATTGAATAATATAATTATCATTAAATAACTCATTAAAATTACCCATATCTTGTTTTGCTTTTTCAACTGTATTTTCTATATAACTCTCTAATTTTATATCATTCCGAATTGTTCTAAATTGAGCTTCTATAAATTGTAATTCTTTGTCATTTTTACCATTTAATAAATTAATTATTTGTTCTAATCTCTCAAATGATAACATCGGAAAATAAATATTTATATAAACATCATACATATTTCGTTTTGACTCTGGATCTGGATTATAATTTACACCCAATTCATTATAAATATCTAACATAAATATCTCATTCATTGTTATGAAATTCTCATAAAATCTAACAATATTTGTCTCATCATCTTCACGTTTAATTTTATAACCAAAACTTTCTTTCAAATATGATAAATTATTTCTCAGTTTTTCATATACTTTAATATTTTCATTGGGTTTTATATCAATCTTTAATAATTCATTACGTCTAATCCATTTTTGACCAAGCATAATTAAGTCTGGTTTTGATTCAAATTCATATTCGGACCAAAAATATTGTGCCTCTGGTAATATGTGTGCATTTGTGCCAAATTTAGCAGCTAATGAAATAGCTATAGAAATCTTTTGACGCATGGTTTTAATAGTATCATCCTTAAATATATATTGTTCTGTAATATAATATTTTTTATATACATCATGTATTTCTGTGTCATATGATAAATATTCTAAACTATCATCCTGCTTTTTCTCAACTTTTTCTGAACTTTTTTCCCATGACTTATCATTAATTGCATTACTAATTAATTTTGAAGTTTCTGCAATAACAACATCCTTTTCAATGTCATTTGTTGTGTAAATTTTTGATAATTCCTCTAAATTAAAATCTTCTTCTACTTGTTCCTGAAAGTCTTCATTACTAATCATCTTTTCTTCTTCTTCTTCTTCTTCTTCATCAGGTAGTTTTATTACATTAACTAAAGATTCCACAATAGGAGCTGCATTCTCACCACCAACTAATACATCAGATTGTGGTGTATTTGTATTTGTATTAGTATTTGTATCTGTATTTGTATTAGTATTTGTTAATTTAGTAGTATTGGTATATGTTCTAAAATCCATTTCTACTTTTCGTGTTTGTGTTTTAATTTTATTACGCATTAATAAATAATTATAATAAGCTGCTGCAAATGAATATGATACTTTTTTAGTAGGTGGTTCATATATATGTTTATTATACCATTCTTTCCCATATTTTGTTTCAATTGCTTTTTTTTGAACAGCATTATTATGAATTGTTTTTATTTGGTTATTAATATGATAACTTATATAAAACTTTTCATACCAATATTCACCATATGTTTGCATCAATTGTTCATACTCTTTCTCTTTTATTGTAGTTAACATTGTATAAAAATCTTTATCAATAAATGAATTTAATATTTTCATAATAGGTTCAGGGACTAACGGACCAATAAAAATGTATACTTTGTATTGAATACTATTTTTATTATTCTTGAATTTATGAATTATTTTTATTGGATCTTTCATATTATAATCCAATAGAAATATTTATATATTTTAATTAAACTATTGATGAACTTAAAATCATTCCACAATATTCTACAGGAACTTCGGCAAAATTAGTCTTGGTATAAACACCTATTAATATTGCTTCTTCAGTCAATTTTTTAAATATTTTTTTAAATAACTCACCATGTCCAATCTCAGGACATGCTATATGAGACATCTCGTGTATAGCCACATACATTAATAAATTAATATCATGGGGTTGTCCTGTTTGTTTACTTTTAAGACAGAATGATAATTCTTCACCTTTATTAACACTATATGATGTAAATTCAGAGTCGTTATCTGTTTCATAAATAGATGTGCGTGTTTCATTAAAGTTATTTTTAAGTTGTTCAATATATGTTTCATAACCAATTAAATTATTTTGATTTTTTACTAAATGATTTTTTAATATAAACATATTTTTTACAACTTGACCGAGTAAATTAGCTTTTTCTTGTTTTAGTGTATCTTTGTATACTAAAAATTTAGTGCCAGTATTAGATTCAACATATACAACATTTGAGCGATTTAAAAATAAAAAAATATATATAAAAATTATTATTATTGCTATTAAAATAGTTTCTTTCATTTGCCAAATTAATAATTTAATTTAGAAATTAATAAAAAATGATATTAAAATATAAATTTTTCTAGTTCATATATTATATATGGGCCAATCACATAGTAAAAATGATTCAGATACAATTAACTGGAATAATGTCAAAACTGAAAATATTAGTTCTACAATGCCAGCATTTAATAATTTATCTAAAGATGCGATGTCCTTAATTGCTAGTTTAAATATTCCTTCTATCACCGAATCTCAAACATCTGAATTAACTGTAAATCATATTCTTAATACTGTTAATAAAAATTTAAATAAAAATGATATGGAAAAATTTAACCAATTACTTGATGACCAAATGGCCCAAGTATCAAATAAAGTTAGCCAACCTAAACTAAACAAAGTCAATTATCTTAATACATTTATTCAATCTAATAAAGTTAAACATGGTGGTGATGATGATACTTTTTCTGCAACATCTCCATTTATTAGTTCCGAAATGTATGAATATTTAATTAACTCGATTGATTCACAAACATCTAACGATTTTAATGGACAAACAGGTGGCGCTAAAAATAAAAAAACTAATAAAACTAAAAAAACTAAAAAAACTAAATCATCCAGATTAATTAAACAAATAAAAGGCGGTAAAGGTGATGATAATGATAGTTCTACATCATCAACATCCGATGCATCTTCTTCTGTGTCGGCACCAACACCAACACCAACACCAACACTTAAAAATAAGAAAGATAATAAAGTTGTTAAATCTTCTGAAAAAACTACAGAAAGCGAGACCAAAGTAGATACAGAACAATCAGGTGGTGACATGTCTTATTTATCATCTTCAGCACATACTGGTGGGGACTTTTCTGATGATGATGATGAAAAACTCGTAAAAAAAGTCAATAATATGGATAATGATGAAAAATCATTAAATAAAAAGAAAACAAATAAACTTGGTGACGATGAGGATGATTCATCATCATCTAGCTCATCATCAAGCACAGTATCAAGCTCTTCTGATGATAAAAAAAGTTCTGTTCAATCAGATAGTGACACAGAATCAACAGAATCAACTAAAAAAACATTATCTGATGATAATAAACAAATGATGTCAACATCTATTAGTGTAAATACATCAGACATTAATATGGTTTCAGATTATTAAATCAACTTTTAATAAATCATATTATATTAATCTGAATCTAATTCATCACCATTAATATCTGTTTTAGCATAACACTCATTTGAATAATGACCAGAACGCCCACACCTATAACAATTATTTTTTTCACTTTTAGATTTAGATTTAGATTTTGATTTAAAATTAGATTTAGATTTACAATAAATATTTTCATGATATGTTGCGCCTTTTTGTGTTTCAAATTCTTTATCACAATATCTACAATTAAATATTTCCTCCTTATTTTTACAAATTTGTTCATGTTTTTCACAATCTAATTTTTTTTCATATTGTTTAGTACAATAATTACACTGCCATATCTGAATAGAATCATCATATATATCTTCATTATCAATATCTTTAATTGCTTTACAATTTTTAATAAAATGTCCTTTTCTACCACATTGAGTGCAACAATCATTTGCTCCCCATATAGATTTTTTTATAGTATATATTTGAAATTCATCTAATACTTCAGAAACATATATTCCACCTCTTACATTATCAATGCCATATTTATTCATGTATTCAATAGTATATTTATCTTCATCAAATGGACTAGCATCTTGAATTATTTTTTCAACTGATAATAGTTTATATTTTTTTGTCCATGAACATGCAGTGCCATTCATATGAGCTTTTTTTCTTTTTTCTAAATTATCTGTTTTTCCAATATAATATTTATTATTTTCCAATTTTAAAATATAAATATTTGTTGTGGTTGTCATATTATTTAATATATAAAAATATCATATTAAATAATATTTAAATCAACTTTTATTAAATCAACTTTTATTAAATCAACTTTTATTAAATCAACTTTTATTAAATCATATTATAATATGATGATGTTTTGAATTATCTAAAAATATATTATCATAATTATTGTCATAATTAGTATTTGCCATATGTTCATTTATTTCATCAATAAACTTTTTTATATTCAAACAAAGTTTATTGGAATGAGATAATTTAGTTTTTATTGTTTTATTTGTTTTAATCTCTAATAATAAATCTAATGCTGTTTTCTTTGGTTTATCAACTTCATCATCATTTGTATATTCATTTATTGCAACTTTTTTTACCAGTTTAATCTTTGGTTCTTTAATAGGTTTTATTTTGGGTTCTTTAATAGGTTTTACTTTGGGTTCTTTAATCGGTTTTACTTTGGGTTCTTTGATAGGTTTTACTTTGGGTTCTTTGATAGGTTTGACTTTAGGTTCTTTAATGGGTTTTGGCATTGAATACTTATTAATAAATTCTTTAAAAATATTAATTGCATTCTTATCAACTAATTCTAAAAACTGTAAAGCAGGATTCATAATTTGATTTGTTAGATAGAACAGATAGTCTATTTCTAAATTAGCTTCTTTAATAAATTGCGGCGTTTCAATAAAATCACCTTGTAATAATTTAATACCATCAGCTTTAGCATGTCTTTTAGTATCTTTAACAACAGCAAATTCAATACGGTCGCCAGATTGTGGGGCGTTTCCAGGGTCTCTTTCTCTAATTTGTTCAGCCAAATAAATGTGGGCGATTTTTCGCCAATCTTTATACGATTCTTTTAATTTAAGATTTCTACTTTGTAAAAAATATTTAATATCATATTCTCCATCAAACATTTTTTGTAAACACAATCTTGTCCATATTTTAGCACCATTAGGGTCTCTTTTATTAATTAAATAATCAATAATACCAGAACAAATTTCTTTAACAATAGCTGCATTATCACGCCTTTTTAATACAATTCCCATAAAATCTTGTTTAAACTTTTTTGTATCAAATTCATATTTATTACCAACATAACGTTTCTTTGTTAATATTGCAAATGGCCAAAATGTTTTTTCATATTCACAATCATGTGGCCATGGTAATCTTGATTTAATTAGTTCACCTGATAATTTACCTAATTCCATTCCATATTCTAAACTTCTTTTATCAGTAATAGCATCACCCCCATAATAAATATCTATTTTATATATTTTACGACTGGTGCTATCAAAATCCCAACGGGGTTGAATCCAATAATAATTATATTTGATTGAATCCATTTGACTCATATCTTCTTCTCTCATTGTTGTTTTAATAAAATTAATCACTTTATCAAAATGATTTTGTTTATCCAAATTAAAACTCAATTCTAAATCTTTCTCTAAAAAGTCACAACATATTTCTTTCAAATCTTTCTTCCCACGTGCTTTAATAAGTTTATCAACAAATTCTATTGTGTGAATATCCAATTTATCTTTAATAAATTTATAACCCATATCCAAGTCATCTATCAAGTTTTTATTTAATAATGTAGCAAGTGCACTCGAACCTAATGATTGATTACAATTAACAAACTCTATTAAATAACAATATATTTTCTCAGGGTTTGTTATTGGTTCATCAGATTTTACACATACTTGTTCTAAATATTGATTTATAATTGTTGTTAATTCTTTTTTATCAGCAGACATTATCCATTTTTCTTTAATAGTTCTTTCTAATAGATTCTTTGATAATGTAAATAATTTTTTCATATCAATTTTAATTTCGTGTGCAAATGGAAAACAATCCACATTATCTTTATTTAATTTTTTAACAAACAAATGAATGATTTCATCACTTGGCTTAAAATATTTATTTGAAAATATTTTTTCAATATAGTCATGTAGTGGCACAAGTAGATAGTTCTTTCTATTTTCATCCATATCTTCCGCGGTAATTCTTACTTTATTCAATTGATGATTTGCCCATTGAATTAATTTTATATCAAACATATTTTCATGTTCTTTTTCAACAAGTTCTACTAATGTCCATAACCATGGAATATAACTTTCTTCAATATATTCTTTAATAAATTGTTTTATTCTTTCTTCAATCTCAAGAACTATTTTATTTGTTGGAGGTTCAGGCACACATTCAGGTGCTGGTGGTAACTGCATTTTTGTAATTTTATCATCTGAATAATATGTTTCAAATATTTCAATAAATAATTCTCTATCAAATGTATTAAAAAATGGCTCTATCAAAACACGAGCAAATCTAACTATCTTTTTCCATAAGTTCAAACTATCTAGTTTATTAACTTTGGTTGTATTTTCTCTGAATCTATAACATGAAAAAATAGAATCTGTATCACCATATCTAATAATAGGTTGGAATGTTAAATCCTTAATACCTGCAACATATGTTGCAACTGATTCTATTAGTTTATCATCATATTTAAAATTATTTGTTTTTAATTTCTCTTCTTCATTATAAATCATTTTAATTTTCTCTTCTTGGTTTGTTTGATAAAAATATTTAATACCATTTATAATCCATGGTAAAAACTCTTCATCGTATTTCTTAGCCAAATATAACATCTCACGACCTGTTGATGTTGTGCATGCTGCGATATCACGTTTACACACTGGTGATGTTGCCGCCCCTAATTGACCATACAAAGAATTGGCTGTTACTTTAACCGCCAATTGTTTGGCATCTAAAATTCTATATTTAAATTGGTCTTTTTCTTTTGCCATTTGTTTTTTAATAGCCTTACGTTCTACCAATAGATTATCTAAAATTGTTGGAATAACACCCAATTTATTATTAACCTTTGCAAAACGCCTGTAATTATCACTATTATCTGTTGGGTCTTTAAAATACGCATTGTAATATGTTACACCTGTCAAGTTATCATATTGAGGATCTTCAACCATTGTTTCATGGCTCATATTTTTGTGCATTATTGAGGCTGGATATAAACTCATATAATCTTTTGTTACTAAAGCTTCATATTCTACTTTGGGTACAGGATCAAATACAATTGCTCCTTCATATTTACTTGTTTCACATTCAATCTCTTCGCGTTTCTTACAACCACACTTTGGACATGACCATACATTAAAATATAAACTTTCACAATCTGAACATTTATATTCCTTATTTAATTTAATTACAGGGAATGCATATTTTTGTTTTCTAAACTCTTTTAAACATAATGAAAATAATTTAATACCTTGCCCCCTAATAAATAGATAAGATAAAGGCACATAACACACATTTGCCATTTCAATATTCTTTGTTATTACTTCTAATTTATTTATCAAAAGACTAACTAACTTGCAATCTTTTATACAATACTTTGCAACAATTGCGCGGTCATCAGGTGTCCCTTTTTGTAATCTAAATATATCTTTTGGACTTACATCATCTTTTGCTTGTGACCAATTAATTATACCTTCTAATTTTGATTCGTCTAATTCTGATGCTAATGTGTCATTTCCTTTTACTATTATCTTTTTATTATCTGTATCAACATCCAACACCAAATATTTATCACCCACTTCATCAGATATAAAACCTTTGATTACCTCCAAGTGTATATAATCACCAACTAAAATATCTTGAACGGATTTACAAACTAACTCAAATTTTATTTTATCTATTTGATTATAAGATGATACTTCACCTCTAATAAATTTAGATGCAACTGAATCTAGTTTATATGATGGTAGACTAAATGTCTTTTGAACATCTTTCATCAAGTCAATATGAATACGACCAGGTGTGTTCCAAAATCTAATTAAATTTTCACCTAATGCAGATGATGCTAACTTCATTTCTTTGAACTTTGATTCATAATTTTTTAATTTGGACATATATGACATTTGTTTTTCTAGACCCAAAATATCTTTACACCTATCAAACATGTATTTTTCATCAAAAAAGAATATATTATATCCTGTGATAATATCACAATCATTTGAATTAATTTCTTCTAAAAACTTTAACATTAATTCATGTTCAGTATCACAACTTTCTACAATTATATTTTCTATTGGTGATGTATCTTTTAAACATACAATATATTGTCTATATGGGGTCGCCTGTCCTAATATTGTATATGTTGCACCTATTTGAATAACTGCATCACCTGCTCTTTTGGCTTGCGGGAATTCACCATCAATACTATTACATTCAATATCAAAAGAACAAATTCTAAACGGTGCATTATTTTCTTTTTTAATTGGATTTAGTTTAGTCCAATCAACATGAATTTCAATATCACAATATGATTCTTTATCCTCCTCAATTAGTTCATAAAATGATGTTTGAATCCATGAACAACCACTAATGTCTCTAATATGAAAACACCTTAACATTGGTGGAAAATTAGCTTCATATAATTTAAATTTATAAGGGTGTGCTAATTCAGGAATACTATCAACTTTAATATCATTATTTTCAAAATAACGTTTATAAGCATTTAATCCATCAGAATTAGAAAATACTAATCTTGCAAAATAAAATTCTTTGTCATTAGTAAAACCTTCTGGTCTTTTTAATTTAACAAGATACATTTCAAGAAGAGTAGACTTTAATTTATACCATACTTTTTTATTTTCATAACCTTTAAAATATCGTTCCATCTTTTTAATAATTATTTCTAATTCGGATTTTGATTTATTTTGTAATTTGTCTGGAATTAAAATATAAAAATATGGGGTATAGTTTAATATTTTAGCATAAACAGACTTGCCACATTCTGTCCGACCAAATCCATGAATTATAAATTTACCAATACGTTCATCTTCTTCATCATCATCCTCATTATTAATTATATAATGGTCTTCTAACCAATCATATAATTGAAACTCTATACTGTTATTATTTATACTCATTCTTAAGTTAAATATTATATTAATTATATATTAAAAGTATTCTTTATCAATTTTTTTAATTTGATATATTCAAATATTGATATGGGGTTTAATTAAATATTTATAAAAGAAATGACTAGTTATAATCATAAATAAACTAATTAATATTTTATAAGTCATATTATTAGGCAAATGTATTACAATATATGGATTTTCCACAAATGTTTTTGTTAAATCAGTCCGTGTTATTATATCAAATACTAAATTTACAACAAGATATAAAATAAATAATATAATAATTTTAATTATAAAAGATGTATGATGAGCGTCTTTTAAAAACTGTTTGGTATTATTTAATATATCTTTTGCTGGCATATAATAATATATAGAATATATATATTTTAGTTAATTATATATTTTAGTTAATTATATATTTTAGTTAATTTTATAATAATATATATCATAATAATATAATATGTATACTATGTATAATAAATATATTAAATATAAAATAAAATATAATAATTTAAAACATCAATATGCTGGTGAAGATCAAATAAAAAATATATTATTAGTATCACATAGTTCAACTATTAGATGTTTTTTACAAGGTATCATATCCAAACAAATGAATTTATACAGAACAAATGGAGGTGTTGATAAAGTTAGATTTAAAAATAGTGCAGTATTATTATTAGAAATAAGAAAAGATAAAACTGTTTTTATAAAATTAGTATATGAAGGCAATATGGCTCAGTATAAAGATGGTAATAAATATTTTACAACAAATCCTCATAATTTATCAGACATATTATTTTTACAAACAGAAATACCTTTTGAAAGTTTAAATATTGATATACCTCCAACAAATTATAATATATTTATTGTTAGACATTCTCAAGCAGCACATAATGTTAATAAATTAAACAAATTACCTGATGCATTATTAACACCAAAAGGACACATAGAAGCATCCGATATTGGACTTGAATTAAGAAAAATATTAAATGAAAATAAAATAAATTATTTATTTGCATCTAATTTAAAAAGATCAAGACAAACTATTGATGAAATTCTTAAAAAAGTTAATTTTGATCCAGTTGATATTGTAATATTACCATGTATGCATGATATTAAAGCAGGTTCTGATGGCGCTTGTTTTCAAAAAAAACCAGAGAAAATATCTATAGCAGGTAGAATGTCTTGCACTAATACTGAATCTTGTTCAAGTGGTTCAGTTGATAGCTTGGATAATAAATATTGTTGTAAAACAGATAAAGTAACAAATAATTGGGTTTATTATAATTTTACAAAAGATACTGATTGTACTAAAAAAAATATAATTCAAATAATATTTGAATATATCAAAGATGCATTAACAAAAGATATACCTTTGATATAACCTTTGATATAACCTTTAATATAACCTTTGATATAACTTTTAATATAACCTTTGATATAACCTTTGATATAACCTTTGATATAACCTTTATCATAATCTTAATTTAACTTTTAATTTAACTTTTAGTTTGTTTAGTTTTTAGTTTTTTAGTGGTTATCTTTTTTGGTAGACCAGTATTATTTGCTTTTGCAATTTTTTGTTTGTACCATTTTTCATAACGAGCTTCAAGAATATCTAATTCTTTTGCCCATATTGACATAGGTGTTCGACTATTTAAATCATCATATTCTGCTTGTTTTTCATCTTGTTGTTTTTTTAATTCTTCTATCTTTTCAGATGTCAAATTATAAATGGGCATTGTTAGCAAATAATCATATGAAACATTTGTTGACGTTTTTGTTGGACCTATTTTTTGAAACTGTTCAATCTCTAATTTTTCTTCAATCTCACAACGTTTTTTATTATTAATATTTAATTTCTTTTCTACAACCATCAAAATAAATTTAACCTTATTGGATATTAATTTAAGTTGATGTTCTAAATTACTTAATTGATAATCTTTTCTTTTTTGATACAAATCTAATCTTACATGATAATAATCACGCATAATTTCTTCTGTTGTATCATATCGTTTAATATGTCCTTCTGGACCATATAAATGCATATTTGTAATTGAATACTTTTTATACAACTGATACTTTTTATCAATGTCTTTTACATTATCCAAATAATCATCCTCAAATTTTAATTCAAAATGAACTTTAGTATCTGTATTATTATCTTTATAACTAATAAATGGATTTGTTTTTTCATCATCCTTTTTTGTTTTCTTTGGTTGTTGACGACAACCAGCACCCGCGCGGAGCGAAATGTTTTCTAACATTTTTTCTAAAAACTCTTTGTAATCTGATGTCCACTTACCAACAGGCAGCTCTGTTATTGTTAACTTGTTATCTGTAATTGACCATTGACCATAAATTTCATAATTATAATCATCTATCTTATATACAGTTCCTTCAAAACCTTGCCACCATGGATCCATTGGTTCGTATTGTTTCTTTTTCATTATATTACGCAAATTATTAATGATTTCAAGTGGATTGTATGGAGGAATTGTTGTTGAAAAACCTGTTCCAATTCCTTCTGTTCCATTTACTAAAACCATTGGAATAATTGGCGCATAATATTCAGGTTCAATTGGCTCTCCGTCTTCATTTTGTTGGTTTAATATTGGATCATCTGTTGGATTATAAATAAGTGTTGTTAACTCATCGAGCATTGTCCAAATATAACGAGGTGATGCTGCATCTTTACCACCTTTTAATCGTGTGCCTAATTGACCATTTGGTTTTAATACATTAATATTGTTTGAACCAACAAAATCTTGAGCCATTCCAACAATTGCACCATTTAATGATGCTTCACCATGATGATATGCAGCTCTATCTGAAACAAAACCAGCTAATTGAGCTACTTTAACTTCTGTTTTATCCAAGCCTCTTAAAAAAGCTCCATATAAAATTTTTCTTTGAGATGGTTTTAAACCATCAATCACAGATGGAATAGACCTTAGCAAGTCTTCGTTTGAAAAATGAATTAATTCTGAATGAATAAAATCATAATATTTAACATCTTTTATTTTATAATCTAATATGTTATTTTTATCATATTTCATTAACCATACTTTGCGATCATCTGAACGAGCTTTCTCAAAAGCTAATTTAATTGCATCATCATCATCACGTATTTTAATAAATACATCATCTGTATCTTGACTTTCTAATTTAATTTTAGATTTTGTAGATTTAGTTGGTTTAATAGATTTTATAGATTTCACAGATTTTACAGATTTAACAGATTCAACAGATTTCACAGATTCAACAGATTTCACAGATTCAACAGATTCTGGTGTATCAGGTGTATCACACAACGAATCGCTATTTACACGTTCTTTTAACTCTTCCCAAAAATATTTAATTAATTTAGTATCAATATCAATAAAATATTCTTTGGCTTCTAATGATGTTGATGTTCCCAACCCCTTATAATACTTTACTTTATAACTTGTTGATTTTGGTGTTTCTTTCCAATTCTCATAATCTGTCATATTATAAAATGTAATAACATCTTTGCCTTTTGTTGCTTTTACAATTGGAGTATTTAAACTTTGAATAAAACCAGCTCGTTTTATTAAGGACGGCCATAAGGAATGAATAACGTTAATAAATAATCCTTTAATATGTGAACCGTCAGTATTATGAACAATTAAACTGCCAACCCCAGCCTGAAAATGATGATTAGAAGTTTCAAGGTCATAAACATATTGTTCATCACTATGTATTTCTTCAATATGTTTAATTTCATGTGGTTTAACTGATTTATTATTATTTATATTTAATACATATATATTTGAATTACTACTACTAATATTAATTGATACATTATACCCAAGTAATTTTGAAAGTACAAACATACCATGAGCTCCTATTTTACTATAGATGTTAAAACTATTATTAATTGTATCATTATTATAACCATTACAATAACCCAAATAAAATTGAGATTGAATAACTTTTGATGAATTTAATATTTCAATTGGAATACGCTTTTTTGCATATTTATCATAAAATAGATGTCTATATTTTTCAATAAATGATTTTGTTTCTATACATGGTTCTATTTTTAATTCATAAATATGACTATGAGTTGTTTTTATTGTAAGAATTTGTTTTTTAATTTTAAAATCATAATCATATGTTTTATTTAAATACTCTTGCACATTTATCAAATAGTCCAAATTACTGTTACAAATTGACCATGAATATGAAATAATATTATCAGGATTTCTTATACACGCTCCACATGCCCAAAAGAAACCCATTATATAAGCCTCCTCACTATTAATATCAACTTCAGATACAGTGTCAAATTCTGGAAAACTATGTAATAATAAATCACCCACATTACAATTCTTTGGAGCAACTTCATCACCAAAACAATTAAGCAATGAATGATCCTCTGTAACATCTACTATTCCAGAGTCTGTTAATACACGATATATTTTCTTTGCTACTTTATGACGAATAACTTGTTTAATCTCAGTCCATCCCTTATCTGTCCAAATATTGTAATTCGCATGAGAAATATCTTTTCCAGATTCTAATTTAGTCCAAATTATTGATATGTCATCAATTGTTCTAATCTCAATCTGATCATATTCATTCTTTAATAATAATGGTGTGTCACCTGTTACTGAATCTTGGTCTGTTAACATTAAAACATGACCGTATCTTAAAGTATTAAATTTTTCATCACTTGTATAATCTTCACCTTGTTTTAATCCTAAAATTAATTTCAGATTTTTAATTTCTTCATTTGCTAATAATGTTTCAGCACTTGCTTCACGCACATTTAACATTTTACCTTTTAATGGAAATACACCCCAGAAATCACGACCAACCATACTCAAACCTGACATGGCTGTTGCTTTGGCTGAATCTCCTTCTGTCAAAATTAATGTGCATTTATTTGATTCTTTTGTACCAGCCTTATTAGCATCTTCTAATTTAGGGATACCTGAAATTTTAACTTGCTTTTTTCCATCTGTCTTTTTTAAACTTGACATTTCTTTAAACTTTGCAAATTCAATAACTTGTTCAACAATACCACATTTTGCCAACTTTTTTAAGAATGGTATTGAAGGCTCATATTTTGAACCAAACTTATCAGCCTTTGTAGTTAAAGTATCTTTTGTTTGCGATGAAAAAGCTGGATTAACAATTATAGAATTAATAAAAAATATTAAATTTTCTTTTAATAATGCAGGCGTAACTTTAATATTCTTATCTTTCTTTTTAATATAATCATTTATTAAGGTTTTAATAATTGAATCTGTTACATGGTTACAATGTGTGCCGCCATTATATGTATTAATTGAATTGACAAAACTTATTGTGTCTCCTCCCGAATCTGGTTTATAAAACACACCTATTGTCCATCTATCATTTGTTGATAAATTATCATAATATAACTCATTTTCTTTTGAAGAATAATATAATTCTATATAAGCCTTAAAATTTGGCACATCAATCTTAACATCGTTAAAATATACCTTGAGCTTTCCATTTGAAGTTCCTGCAATATCAATTGTTCTACGATGGAATAATGCTTTGTGATCATTATTCAAATCTATAATGTTAAATCTCTTAAAATCTGGATAAAATGTAATCTTAACTGAACTTTTTGTTTTAGCTGGTAATTTAGTAATAGATGGTGCTCCCACTACCAACATGTTTTCGGTCCATTCTTGTTTAAACCTCTTATTGCGCTTTGCATCATCAACCTCAACAATAAATTTTGATGAAAAAATATTTGCCAATTTTGCACCATAACCATTGCGACCACCTGTTGTTCGTTCATCATTATCATCATAATTTGAACTTGTTAATAATTCCCCAAATATCATTGAAGGAACTAATGATTTATGAATAGGATGTTCCTCAACTGGAATACCCTGATCACCATTATTATAAACACTAATATATCCTTCTTCTTCATTATATTCAATTTTTAAGGTATCACACGATGGATCATTTACTGATGCATCACGTGAATTAACAATAACTTCATCAAATATTTTAAGAAAGCCTGGTGTATAACTAATTGACTTTTTAATCATTTTAGAATCTTTATTATCATAAACCCACATTGAACTAATAGTTGGCTCACTATCCCCAACATATGTATCAGGTCTAATTAAAACATGCTCTATAGGTGTTACCTTATTGTATTTTTCAGCTTCAGACTTGACACTTTCAGATTTTGCTTTTTTGGTTATTTTAGACATTATTAATTGATTATACGGATAATCTTCCTTTTATATCTAAAAATCAATTTTTTTATATATAAAAAACGCTTGTTTTTCTAATAATATTTTCTAATAAAAATTTCTAATAAAAATTATCTAAGTATTGATATATTTAATGAATCTTGATACAACAAAAGTATTAATTAAACAAAGTGTTACTAATATAATTATTGATATTGTTAATAAATATTTAACAGCAACCGAGCAAATTGCAACAGATACAAGATTAATTATAGATTTATCTATTGTTTACTCAGAGATTAAGAATAAAATAGGTGTTATAATAGATATATTAGCAGATAGATTTAGACTAAGTGCTAAAGATGAATTAATGAAATTATTAATAAATAATATATTAAGTAATGATGTATCAAATTGTATTTTAAAAATTAATAAAATTATGCCGAATACTAATATTAAAAAGCCAAATGAATATTTAACAGATAGTATTATAGATTGTATTTTTACAGATACTTTAATACAGTCAATTATTAATTTAAGTTCAAATAAAAATAATATTACACAACAAGTGCTTTATTATATAAAACTATATTGGCAAATTATATTAATAGTTTTAATTGTGCTAATTATTGGTGCATTTATAATTAATAAATTAAAATGTTCTGCTCCTAAATGCCCCGAATTAAAATGTCCCGAAATAAAATGTCCTGAAATTAAAATGCTAAAAAAATAATAAATTATAATGTTATAAATAATTAATTATATATATAATTAATTATGTCTAAAAATAAAATTGTTAAATCAACATTGTTAAATATTGATAGTTCATTTCGTGATTTATATCCTAAAAATATTTGTAAATCTAATAATAAAATTTTACCAAATAATCCACTTTCATTATATGTTGGTTCTAATATAATTAATATTAATTATCCAAATCATTCATTGTTAATTGGTGATAATATTATTATTCAAAATGTGGAAGGTATCACACACACATTATCTAATTCATTTTATTTAGTTAATAATTTCAAATATTTAGTTATATTTATTGATGATAATCAAATCAAACCTAATTATAAACTATATAATAAAAACCTAAATGTAAATATTGAATTAATACAAATGCAAGGGTTTGGACCCCCTAGTATGTTTAATAATATTCCAATTAATAGCTTTCTTGGTATAAAACAAATATTATTATCTAATGATATCTCAGAATCAAATATTATTCTAATACAAAATTTAGTTATTTCATTAACTGGTGCATATTCATCTGATATATTATTAAAACAATTTATATTTATTGAACTACCTTATGAATATATTAATAATATTAATGAATATGTTAATATTGATTATGTATTTAAAATATCCTATTTACATATTGGAGGAATCGCATTAGGATATTTAAATTCTAATTATCCTATTAATAATTATAATTATCAAAGCTCATATTCTGTTTATAATGTTGTTGATGAAAATAATATTCAAATATTATTAAATTTTAATTCTTATGGTAATATTAATGGCGGTGGTTCATATATACAAATTATGAAAATATTAAATTCTATAACTGGTTATCCCGATGCTGATACATATGTTATTAATTTAAAAAAAAGTTTTAATAATGTTATTAATATTGAATTAATTAGTTCAGAATTTCCATATGTTGACATTATTATAAAAAAAGATGTAAATGATAAATTATATTGGAAAAATATTAATGATGGTGATAATGTGTATAAAGTTGTTATAGATGAAGGATTTTATTCTACAGACACATTATTAAACAAATTAAAATTACAAATTAATCAAGTTCCTAAATTATCATATTCGACTGTTAATCAAAATTATAATATGTTTGATATTGAATTAGAACCCAATACACAAAAAATTAGTTTTATACCATATAATTTATCCAAATTACCAAACTCTTTGTCTGCCCATTTAGAATTAATTGATTCTGTTCTTTATTATATCCTAACAATTACACATATTGACCCGTCTAATATGGTTGAAGTTAATGATAATATTACAATAAGTAATGCTGAAGCTGTAACTGTTAAAGTAGAAACTAATGATACACTGCAATATTTTTTAATAAATGCAAATTATATTAATAAATCACATAAAGTTTATTTGGTTAATTTAAAAAATCAAACATATAATGTTATTTTAGGGAAAGAAAAAGAAGTAACTACAACAACACAAACACAAATATTAAATGGTGGTGAAAATATTTTAATTAAAACAAAAACAAAAGTAAGTTTTTTATTTAATAAATCAGACACACTTGGTGCAATATTAGGTTTTAAAAATATAGGTGACCAATATTCTATAACACAATTTGATTCTGTTATTACTAATAAAGATTCTTATTTAAATTCTAATAATCTTAATTCTGTTGGGAATGTAATATCATATTCTAGTGGCTTTATTAATTTATCTGGTACATATAACTATATTTTAATGTATCTGAATGATATCGAATATATCTATAATAGTAATAATTTACCAGCCGCTTTTGCTAAAATATTATTATCAGGCAACCCTGGTGATATTCTATTTAATACTTTTGTTACACAACCTAAAAATTCTTATTCTAAAAGTTTCCCAATATCATCTTTAACAAGTATCAGTGTTAATTTTATATATCCAGATGGCACACCCATTAATTTTAGAAATATTAATCATAGTTTTACATTAAAAATAACTGAAGAACTACACCAAAATTCTAATACTAATCTTAATTCTAATATGATTTCTGTTATTGACGAATTTAAAAATGCATTTGTTGAATAATTTAAAATTGAATAATTTTATGATTCTAATTCAGTTAATGTTTTTAATGCTCTGTAATTATTTATAAAATATTTAAATATATTCTCTATATTTACATGGAGCAATAATATTGTTCGACCTATTATTGTGTCAAAATATGCCGTCACTTCTGTCTTAAATATGTTCTTTATATCTTCATTTAAATTAAATACAGATATATCTAACAAATTAAAGAAATTTAATAATATTTCACGAACTGGTTGTGTTGTATGACCCATTTTATCTATCTTATCTTCAAATATATTTGCAGAATTTTTAACCAATAATGGGCACACCTCATTATATAAATTATCTAATATAGATTCTGATTTTTGAAGTAAATTTGAAGTTAAAATAAAATCTATATGTTCTGTTATCTTCTCAATATTATCCTCTATTAAGGTCGAACTAAAATAAGTAAATAATATTTTTCTCATCATTAATTCAATTCCATTACCTATAACCATTTTAGTTATATATAATAATGCATCATTAATAAACCTTAATGCCTTGTTTTCATTTGTGTATTTATTTGTCTTAAAATATAGTTCTGTTATATTATTAATATTTTCCATTGCTTCTGTTATATCTTTTAATGTGCTAATATTTAATAAATTTGCTGATATAAGTTCTTTTTGCTTTTCTAATAAATATATTATTGATAAATTATAATTTGAATTATCATATTTTTTTGTAAATAATCTATCCCATGCTTTCATTATTATTAATCTATTGACATCAACTTGTTCATATCTTGGTACTAGTTTATATATATCCTGATTTTGATATCTTGACATGTTAAAAACTTGTGCTCGTGGTTTTGTTACAATATTTTCCAATGCAGTTTTTTGTTGCTTTAGTGTTTGAATATCGGTCTTTAAAGTTGTATATTTAGTTGATGTTTCGATTTGATTAATTGATGGGTCTGACGGATTACGTTTTTTCAAATTGGCAACAACCAGTTTTAATCTAGCACGCTCTTTATTTTTCTCTTTTAATTTGTCATAACATGTTTTCAAAATATCATTTATAATTAATATGTCTACATTATCGCGTATATTAAAAGTCTGTGCAATATCAAATAAGTAATTTTTATAAATTATGTCATTATTAAATCCAACAAGTTTTAATATATTCAAGGCTTTATCAATTGTATAATCTAAATTAGTATCAAGTAAAGATTCCGATAAATATTGGAGCGTTAAATATGTTGACAAATGAAATGCATTTTCTAAATTAATTAAAATATTCTTTCCAAAATTTTCATTAGATAATATTAATCTTTTAATATCATTATATAAATAACCATCAATATTTAATAATAAATCTTTCAAAGGCCTTGATGAATTAATTAATACTTTATCTAAATTATTTCGAATATCTTTACTAACATAAACTGATGGAGATACTTCAAAGTAATCTCTAAAATTTACATTTGATGTTTTCAATTGGTTTATAATCTTAAAATTATAATTTTTAATAATTGGATGTATTGATGCTAAACCTTCCATATTAATTAAATATGGTGATCCACCTTTTTTAAGTAAACTTTGTATTATTTGTTCATTAATGTAAACACCTGTTGTGCTTTTTAACATGCTTGTATTTGTTAAATCATTTGGATACAATATATAGTCTTGCTGAGTTGATTTATTTAAATCAACTAGTGAAAATAAATTTATCATTTTAGTTTTATCAGTTACTTTTTCTAGATTAATATTAGATTTATCTAAATTAACTGGTGCTTTTGAAACACTTGATAAAAGTATTTGGATAGCTTGTATTTTAGTTGGATCAGTAGGATCCTTTGACATTAGTATTTTATTATAATATCTTATTATAGCTTCATCTATATAAACATTATATTGGTCTTTAATAAGTTCCTCAATTAATTTTGCTATCAAAAGATATTGACTTAATTTTGCATCTTTAATATCTATATCCATTTTAGTTTTTTTAAATAAAATATCTATTTTTGATTGTATATCACTTATATTAGTATCATTAATGTTTTTAATAATTTTTTTAATAATTTCTATTAAACTATATTGATAAAAATCATTTAATGAATCACGTAATGCAGGGGGTAAAGTCAATTCTTTTTTAGTAATAAATGGTTTATCAGATATTGTTAGATTTGTATTAAAAATACTATTTTCATAATCTGTTAAATATAATTTAAAATTACCATAATTAAAATCATTTACAAGGCCTTTTAATAATGTATCTATTAAATTTGTGCGTGATGTAGTTGATGTATTTATATTAGTATCTGTATCTGTATGATTAATTGTATCATCATCTTGATTTTCATTAGTTATATCTAACACATCTAAACCATCATTATAATATAAATATTTATCGGATATTTTATCAGTTGGAATTTTAAAATAATTTAATTTGTTTAGCTTTATTAATTTAGATGGTGTAAATAAATAATAATAAATATAATAATTAGAATTAATTTTATTTAATGCTCGTGCTAAATTTAAAAATTCATAAATTATTTTATCTTTATCATCTTTATAAGGTTCAAATATAGTATTTATAGGATCTTGTTCAAGCTGATCATTAATGTCTAAATATATTGTTTCTATTAATTTACTATAAAATAAAATATTATAATAAATATTAGTATATAACTGACTTAAGTTGCTTGTTTTACCATTTAATAAATCTGTTATAATTGGCGCTATTTGATCTCGTAATTTAACAATTTCATTATTATAATATATAATCTTATTTAATTTCATCCTATAATAAGAATCAATTAGAGGGATTGAACTTAATCTATTAAAAATATTATAATATATATCCTTATTTATTAAATCATTATTATTAAGTGGCGTAGCTAATATTAAAAAGTTTAAAGGTAATGGTATCTGGTCTTGAATTATATTTTGTCCGCTCGTATTGACTTCAAATACATGATGATTTAATGTAGCTTTATAGAAATGTATAATATCAGCTCCATCAGGTATGACTAAATCGACAGTACCATTTGTTTGGTCTAATAATGGAAATATAACACCTTCATATAATAGTCCTAATAAGTGTGCTATTATTAAATGATGCATAATAAAATCATTATATCCACTATAATTTATTATGTCAATATTATAATTAAGTATACTAATATTACTTGGTGTAATTGACATATTTAATAGTTGAGCAATATTGGGAATATTATTATTATAATTTAATATATTCATATTTAGAAATGCATCATTAATCGGACCTGTCATATTTCGATAAGTTTTTATTAAATAAATAGTGTCTAATAATGTTTGAGTTAATGGTTTAGGATTGCAGTTTTGACAATATAAAATTATTTTTTTACATATAGTTGTAGGATCAGTATTTTTCTCGATTGTTCTAAAAACCTCTTTTGCTAATTGTTTTAATTCTGGTTTAATATTAGGTATTGAATCAATATCATATATTGTATTAATAATATTAGTATTAGTTGTAATAAATTGATAAAAAGCTGCATCAACATTATCATTAACTAATAATAAAATCCATTTAGTTATTTTATTAGCATCAGTTGGTGTAGCAGTAAATATTTTATCTAATAATTGTGGTTTATAACAATTAATAATACTTTGTAGATTTGTATAATTATTATTGTCATTATGTCCAACTCCACCAATCAACATTAATAATTTAAAATTAATTAAACCATATAAATTTGTATTATCAAATTTACATGTTAAATCTGACCACATACCAAATACCCATGTGCCTATATTAAAAGTATCAGTATCTTTATTTATATACAAAATTACCCATTTGTTAAAATATGGTATATTATCAATTAATACACTATTAATTGTTATTGACCTTAATTCTTCAATTTTATCATTAAATTTTAATGGAAAACATATAGCAATATATGACAATACTAAAAATATTCTATAAAATGAACATAATAATTGGCTAACTGGAGGAGTAAATCTTAGTCGACTTTGTAAAAAATCATCAATTAATATTACTATATTAGGATTATTTAAAATATTTCGTATTGTAGTATCAAAATCATCATTAATAACTGAATCAACTATTTGACTAGCATTCGTGTTATCATTTTCAAATAATAATAAATAAAGAATTTTATGATTGTAACTTGTAGAATTATTAATTAAATATGATAATTCATTATCAATATTACTACCTAAGGTTCGTTCAATATTACGTGGTCCGCCTGCATATTTTAAATTTTTAAAATCAATAATACTTGATGCATTATCAAGGGCTAATGGATGTCGTATATCATTATTAATTTCTTCGAAATCAGTATGATCTAGAATACCTGTGTATATTTTATGATTTGGAGATCCACTTGCTACATTTATACGACTATTAATAGTTGGTAATATATCCCGATTAAATAAAGTATTAAAGTTTCCATAATAATTAAATATATTATCATCAGCTGGTTTACTAAATTTATCATTTAAAGTTTTAATTTTTGTATATTCTTCTATCATGCTTTGTTTAATGCGTTTCTTAATATTACCATCTTGAATGAGTGCATTTGTTGTATCAGCTAATGGCGACCACGATAATTCATTAGGAACATGTATTCTTAAATTAGAAAGTGGGGATAATTCTTTAGCACTAGTAGAATTAAATAATCTTATAATTTTATCACTAATTGTTTTTTTAGTTAGTTCAATTTGTTGTTTTATTCTAGGATTTAGTGATGCAGAATCAGGTGATTGTATTAATGGTATAATATCATTTTGAAAATTAATTAATCTAGCTATAATGTCAGTATCTTCATCCATAATATTATTAATTGTATTTTTTATTGTTTCAAGTAATGGGAGCTGTTCTTTAGTAGTAGTATTAATTAATTCCCATAATAATTTTTTAATTTCCAATATTGTTGTATTTTTTTTAACATCTTTATTTATAGGAGGTGGTATAAAATCCACTGGTTCAACTGAACCATCTTGTAATTTAATATCACCAGTTAATAAATAATGAAATGGAGATAATCCCATATTATCTTGATAATTAGGATTTACATCAAGACTTAATAAATAATCCACAATTATGTCCAATTGTAAATTACAGGCTAAATGTAATGGAGTTTGGTTATATTTATTAGGTTTGTCAGGGTTTACACCATGTTGAACTAAAAATTTTATAACATTTAATTTTGCATGGGGAGATGTGCTCCTATAATCAATATTAATAACTTCATGAATTAAATTATTACCATTATCATCAGCAAAATCTAATGGAATTTGATTAATTAAAGAATATTGTAATAGTTCATGTGTATCTAGTTTAGATGCTAAGTTAAAAAGTTCCATACCTTTTTTTGTATCATATAAGGGCATTGTTCTAAATGGCTTATCAAATCTGTTCATTGTTCTTATATTAATACAAGGGATAAAAAATAATTAATTATTAAACTTATTTTAATAATTAACAATTTATAATTTTTAATAATTTTTAAACATTATTTAATTTAACGTTTGCAATTGCAACCACAATCAGCTGATTCTTTTTCTAAACTGCTTAATTTAACACATTCACCATTTACTGAACATGTATTAGTTGATTCTAAATAGGCTCTTTCTCTATTCATAATAGTTTCACCATTTGTTTGAAGAAATATTTTGTAATCTTGAGCAGATTCTATGTTATTCACACCACGGATTTTTTGTTCAAATATACGAGAGCGTGTGTAATTTGTTATAAACCTAGCATCTTGCATAAGTGGAGGGCATTTGTAATTGTAATAACGATTATCCATATATATTTAAGTAGATATTTTTTATTCATTTTTATATAATTATTATTTTAATAAAATATCATTAATTAATTCTTGTTTATTTTTTGGTTTTTGTTGTTTGCCAATTTTATGTGTAATGGCTATCTTTTTTAATTCTGCTATTTTTTTTAGTTCTGGTAGTTTTAATCCATTTAAATACTCTTTTGTATATTCATTTTGTTCATCATGATTAGCTTTGTCAAGTTGGGTATCAGATGTTGTATTAATTAAATTTTGTTCATTCTCATTAGATTTGTCAAGTTGTTCAGATGTTGTATTAATTAAATTTTGTTCATTCTCATTAGCTTTGTCAGGTTGGGTATCAGATGTTGTATTAATTAAATTTTGTTCATTCTCATTAGATTTGTCAAGTTGGGTATCAGATGTTGTATATTCATTAGATTTAACTAATTGGGTATCAGATGTTGTAGTAATTAAATGTTGTTCTGATACTGTATTAGCTAAATTATCTTCAGATGTTGTATTAACCAATTGGTGTGTAATATTAGGTATTAATATATCAAAATTACTTATATTATTAAAATGTTCAGAACTTTTATTAGAAATTGGACTAGTTGCTTTTATATTATCATTATAGTCAAATTTTAAACTCTCTAATAAAGAATTTTGTGTTAATTCATATGGTTCATTGTCATTGGAATATATTGCTAAATGTTTAGATGTTGAAGAGTGTTTGGATGTTGAAGAGTGTTTGGATGTTGAAGAGTGTTTGGATGTTTTTTTTAAATTAGTTTCAATATTAACAAATGGTGTATGAGTTGTTGTGGTTGTAGTTGAATACACATCAACATTAATAACCTTAGTAGGTATTAATAATTCAACTTCTTGTTTAATATCAGTAGGAGGGACATTTGGTGTATTATTATTTTCTAAATTATTATTTAAGATACCTTTATTATTATTTTCTAAATTATTATTTTCTAAATTATTATTTTCTAAATTATTATTTTCTAGTGGTATATGTTTAGGTATATGTGATGAATTTTCTAAAGTAGTTAGTCTATTACGGATATTTTCAATTTCTCTGTAGATAAAATAAATTACAATAGTTAATCCCAATAAAAGTAATATTTTATAATCAAAAAATTTCATATTATAAATTGTAAAGATTCTTATATATGTATAAACTCACATAGTTTATATATAAATAGTTAAAGTATTAATTAATGTTTAGATAGAACCATAATCTCTAGGATCGCGAGCGTTGTTGCTAAAGCCTTCAGATGGGAAAACAAGTTGTTTGACAACAAGGTGGAATACTACGAAACTTGCTAATAGACCAGATAAGGTCATTAAATGTTTTTGTGTAATGGTTCCACTAATAAAGTATTTGGCAGTGAGGTCACCAAGTGATACTTTGACTAAATCATTAAATAAAGGTTGGAATTTAGGGTCAACAGCTGGCATGACAGGAGCAAGCACAACGTTGTAGGCTGAATAACCAGCAATAGTTAAACCAGTGTTCATCATCCATTCACGATCGAATACAATAGGTTTGGCCTCAATATAAGAACTAATTGAGCGTTGGCACACAAAGATTGTTCCGAACTTGAAAAAATCATAAACAGAGTTTTTAAGACCGACATTTTGAATGTTTAATTGAGTATTAACCATTGCGCTTAATTTATTTGTTAAAAGTCCGTGAAGTGCAACACCTAATAATAATGCAACAGATGAATTCATCCATTTTTCATCAAATAAAGCAGCTCCCACTAATTTATATTCAAATAAGTTAGTGACAATAACAATAGTTATGAAAAGACTTAAGTCATTTTTAGTAACGTGTATATCATTAGAAGATATCATATAAATATATATAGAAAAAAATCTATATTATTTTTTATAATTATTATTTTTTATAATTATTATTTTTATAATTATTATTTTTATAATAATTTTTCTTAATATTTATAACCTTAATATTTTAAAAAATGGATCATTCTTAAGTATTTCATCTGGAGTTAATATTTCATCCTTTATTAATATTCGCCCGCGTTCAGATACCATTTTTCCTGATTGATATTCTTTTGGAACTACTCTATTAACAAATTGTTTTACCTTTTCTGGTATTTCTGGAGTTGTAAAAAACTCAGGAAAAAAGCCTTTTCTTGTTAAAGTATTAAAAAAGTAATGAATATCATAATACCTATTTTGTTCTGGTGCAATATTAATTTTATTTGTCCATTCTGCTTCAACTTTTGAATTATCTACAATACCAGGAATACATGCAAAATCAAAATCCCATAATTTTATTTGAAAACCAATATTAGGAACTTCATATGACTGTTTATTTATTTTATATAAATAATTTCGATTATCATCATCAATGTCAATTAAATGAATTAAAATATTATTTGCTTTCATATCATTATGTCTGAAACTAGGATAACGTGCGTGAATTATAGCCAATACTGATAATATTTGAAAGAATATTACCCGCCAATGTTTTATTTTCATTATTTTATAATTCTTTCTTATATAATCTAATAAATCACCTCCATTTGCCCATTCACTTACTAATACAGAAATATTATAATAATATTCACCTTTTTCATAACGTTCAACAAAGTTTTCAAACTTTTTATTATTTATTGTGTTGTTTCTTGTTAAATTTAAAAAAGGCTGCACATTTGTATTAAATGTTGTTATTGGTAAGACAACATGTGGTGACTGTTTATTTATTACAAAATATGATAATAATCTTATCATTAATAATTCTGCATTTTCAGGTCGTTTAATATTATACATATCTCCATAACATTCTTTTTTAGGATAAGCTACGATTTTAACTGCATATGGTTGTTTTTTATCAACATTTGGTGGAGGATGTACGCCTTTAAACGTATGACCAGTTGAACCACTTTTAATATATAATAATTTACCACCCAAATCAGTTATTGCTTTTCCAAATTCTATATATTTTTTTGGTAATAATTCTCTAATATCTTCAGTATTTGAAGGGTATTCAAATGATTCTGTCGAATTTTTAAAATCTAATATCGATTGAATATTAGATTCAGAATTCATCATATTTTGAATTGTTAATAACCGGTCTGGAATTAAACAAAAATCTTTTTCATCTTGATTTATAATATTTTTTTTTCCCATTAATTAAATTATATTATATTTTTTTATAATAATTAACTATAGCGATTTTTTAAACCTTTATTTATTTTATTTATTTTATTTATTTTATTAATTTTATTAATTTTATTAATTTTATTTATTTTATTTATTTTATTTATTTTATTTATTTTATTTTTTTTATTTATTTTATTAATTTTTTATTAATTTTTTATTTTATTAATTTATTATAATTGGTTTTTTTATACCATTTCTTTTTATTTCGTCACTTTTTAATTCGTCTTTATACTTTGAATAATAATGTTTCAATAAGTCTATATCTACAGGTGGTAATTTAGGAATACCCATCCAATATTTTTTTTTATTTATAAAATCTTGTTCAAATTCATATGGATACATATATGCTAAAGATGATCGTGAATCCATAACTAATTTTTTTAAACTGTCTGGTAAAAGGTAATTAGATTGTGGTGGTAATACAGCTAACAATTGCATGAATGGTTTTAAAGGTGTTCCTAATTTAAAAGTAATTTTGTTAATATCACTTTCAATTAAATATTTAGCAATATCTGAAATAAATGGTGGTTGATCAAATGGATAATACCAATCCCATGAAGGGCACTTATTAAAATAGTATTGAGTTACCCATTTAATCCCTGTCAAATAATGTTTTACTAATTTTTCACTAAACTCCTCTAACTCATCCAATTCTACTCCCCAATAATGTTTATAATATCTTTGACGCCATAATTCAGGGCTATCGCTACCTAGTAATATTGGATCGGCTATTTTAAATTGAAGATTTTCTATTTTAAAAACTTCTGCTTCATATGGCTCACCATCTGAATGCATCCTTCTCTTTTTCTTTGTAAAATTTTCTTTTAAAATACCTTCTTCTTGCATACTTAATTTATTAATAAACATTAATAAAAAATCACTATTTATTTTATATGTATTACCAAGTAAATATACAATCATATGCTCATCAACCATCATTTCAATCATTGTTTTTGCCCAATTTTGAATTAAATTTTCAATCCCATTATGGTGAATATCAAGAGATGGAATATGTGGCAAAAAATCATTTCCTAAAAAATAACACATAAAAATAAAATCATTTACCATGCGCGTTGAATCAAACAAATAAACTTTTTTTAATTCTAATTGCTTATTTATTGAGTCTATTAATGTACTTACTATTGATTTCCTCATTATTTTTATACTCACATAATTTAAAACCTCTTTTGATTCATTCTTATTAATCTCATTTGCTTCTCTTAATAAATATATCTTATCAGATTCTGTTGATAATGCTAAAAATATTAAATCTGCATCTAATCCATAAATAACATATGAATAATCTTTTGATTCTTTCTGATTATCACGAATAAATTGTAATAATTTATGTTCACCTTCAGCAGGCGTAAATGATGATGAATAAATAATTTGCCTTGTTGAGCCAGCAGCCCATGTTAATATTCGATTATGTAGTTTCTCCATAAATATTGTTCCTGGTGTAATTGCGCTATTATTCCATGAACTACTAGTTGGTTTTTTATGTTTCTTTTTAATATTATCCCATAATACTTTATCAGCAACTGATTTAAATCTTCTACTACGTTGTTGTTTTATTTTTGCAACTGGTGCAAC